AGATACTTCTCATAGTACGAGTTCTCCGTATGACACTGAAGTACCATGATCTCTTCATCAGCATACTTATCAAGATCATTTATAAATACATATTCAGCATCAGCGTCTACATATTCCTTATAACGATCGATAGCAATACCTTCATTATTAAATTTGAAAGGTACTGAACACTTACAAGGTTTCGCTGTATCTCCAAACTTGTTTAAAGACAGATATTGATCTTTACCCTTAAACTTCAATACAAAATACTTTTCATGAAGATAAGGATCATACTCCTCTTCAAACATTCTGGTATCCTGCATGAAGAATATTCTCTCAACAGTATCAATATCATTATCATTAAAACCTATAACTTCAGCATAATCCCTGAATTGGTCATCTTTGAGCATCTTGTCAAGCATAGATTCATTAGTAATATCATCAAGCTTTATAAGCTTAATATTTCCTCTTGCTTTTTCATAGGTTTTGACAGCATTCTGAATGGAATCAAATTTCTCTCCAAAAGCTATGTTACTTGTCCATTTACGTTCAGCGAATACAGAATAAAAATGTTTAAGGTTAAAATTCATGATCTTATAATATTCACCATTGTTATTATCAACAACCTTATTCTGTTCATTGTCAATCTTATCTTCAACCTTCTCATCAAAGGATTTAGATTTGTTATGAATTTGGAAAGCTACAGGTTTACCTGTCAATTTACTTATGTCTGAAATAAAATTCATAAAAGAATCTTCAACGATCTTTTCAGTATCTTTGTCAGATACATTAACTTTAAATTTGAATTTTGATTTTCCCATTTTATAATCCTCCTATAGATTATCTGGTTGTTTAGTTACTATTAATATAGTATATAACCCTCATCAAATTTAAAAAAAGAAGAGCAGAGGAAACCTCTACTCTTCCTTATCAGTCTTCTCTTACAGTAAACAAACTCTTCACGTTCTTCTCTTCGAGCTCGATCTCTTTCATCCTGGAACCAGTTGCTGAATAATCTATTGTCGGATCGATATTGTGGATAGGAACAATCACCTTATCGATATCAATAGACTCCTTAATCACTTCTTTTCTCCTTGCAGTAAGATCAATCTTCTGTTCAGTTTCAAAATGAATAGGTGTTACAACGTTATCCAACTCAATGGTTTTGAAATATACATCCTGTAACGGTCTGAATTTTTCTCTCCACTGATTAGGTTCCTCATACTCAGAGAAGCTGTTTCCATTATACGTCTTAGATAACGGACAAATCGTACCACTCATACCAGGATCTGATGTCGTTGAACTATCAAGATCAAGGATACCAGCATGGCTAGGATCCACATATCTATATGTACCCTGAATAGCCGTTCCAGAATCACCAAGTCCTGAAATACCTTTATAAGTATATTTCAAAGCCACTGTAGCATCATTATCATTAACCATATCTCTATAAGCAATAAGATTACTCATAGTAGTTATCTGATTGATTACATACATAGGATTGGTATAAATCGATCGTTTTACACCAGACAAGGTAACTTTCTTTCCCTGATCAGCCATCCTTGACAAACCAACGATAAGTTTCTTAGCATAAGTTGTAGCAATAGGTTCCGCTACCCTATATCTCTTTGTGGTTACATCTACGTTATTTTTCTTACGGATATTTGAGAATTCTCTCATCATCCAACGAAGAATACAGTAGATATCCATCTTATCTTCTTCAGGTAAATGAAGATCATCGTGAGTTACGAGATCATAAGTACCATCCAAACAATCAAGAATGAATAAGCCCTTATCTATACTAATATTGTTATACTGCTTTCCAAGCAAAGTAATCCAATAATGAATATCGAATAAGTCTGTAAACTTTGTATCTCCGGTTATTGCATCGTACAAAGTTACTGCTACTGCTGTAACCATATTATCTTGCTGACAAATTTTAGGATATGAGATATAAATTCCATTCTTTTCAAAACAGTATATATCATCATTCTCTACCGGATCTGTCGTTACATCAATACAATGGATATCTAAGAACTCCATTACACCATAATATCCAAAGTTTGCGAACAAATAATACATCGCATTATGATGCGTATTGAATACAATATTGATGATTGTAGTATAGTACAGATTACGTACCACTTTACCTTCGATATCAACAAGATCTTTATACATCCTATACATCTTTATTGGCGTAAAGATGGATTTGAATGTATTGTTTGGAGCTTTCTTTGTCTTAGCTCCATTGTTAGCATTGTTATACGTAGATCCATCAACGATCTGGAAGATATCTGAATAGTAATTTCCATTCAGTTTGAAATAATACTTCCTTGTATATCTAGGAAGCACTATAAGAACATCCAATATCTCCCACGGATCTTTAACGATAATCTCGTTACCATTCTCGTCCTTAGACGGTTCATATCCATTATGTCTAATAAAATACTTTACAGCAAGCATCATTACATCAGACTCATTAATATCAATGAAGTCATAAGGATTTTCTTCCTTACTGTTCTTCTTCTTTCTTTTTTCTTCGTGCTCTCTAAGCATATTGATAATCTCTTCATAAGAATAGATCTCTTTCATGTCGAGAACCTTAAGTGTAAAATATTTGTCTCTCTCACAAGAGAGGATTATCTTCTTCATACAGTCCATTATATCCTGATTGCTTCTTACAAAGTACTCAGGGTTGAACTGTTCTCTATGAGTTTCATTATACCGGCGCATATATGCAGCCTGTGTTAACATTTCACTCATATCTCCCTCCCTTATTCTTCAGTTGTTATGCTCCCGTCTTTTATACCAGGTACCAAATTTACTGTAATGGTTTTACCCATTGCATTTGGTACATCAGCAGATTGATCAGTGAATACAAGATCGACATTTATATCGAAATTCGTACACATTCTCTTCAACAAGAACATAGTGATATTATCGTCATTGAGCTTTCTCTTATCATTAGCCCAATTGGCTCCAAATCTCTCACTATACTTATCAATCTCCATTTTCTTTTCAGTAAGAGCCAGCTTTAATCCTCTCATTTCTGGAGAATCTGTTTCCTTGATAGGAGCTCTATACACATTACCAGAATTTATATCTGACTCTAAATACTGATTTATCGACTTGTTCAGTTTATCAGTCATACTCATCAACGACTGAATACCATCTGCATCCTTAAAATTCACTATATGATCATCATCAGGAGTATACTCCTTTTTATCCTCAGATGTCGGATAAGATAAAAAAGCATAGTGATTATTAAAATCTGCAGGGCACGGATAAACACCAGGTTTATCCATAGACTTATATCCGTTTCTGATTGGCAATATAACACGTTCACCATTCTGTTCAACAGCTACAGCTGCTTGCTCATCGGATACTAAGTCTTGGAAGTTTTCAAAGAATTGATCTTGCGTATATACATTCAATGTTTTACCATTGATAACAGCATACATATCTGATACTGCCATGATATACCTCCTCTTAATATTAATAGGTATCCCTAGAAAATCTAGGGATACCAATCAACTTGTTACTTAAACTTCGATAGCTGCATCGTCCTTGATCATCTGCTTGATTTCACCATCAACCTCAGCAGAGATTACCTTCTCGCCGTCTTCAACAGCAACACGGAACTGGATAATTCCGTCAAGCTTTACTCCCCACTCTTCAGTCTCAGAAGCATTGTCATTCAGATACTTCTTAATGACATCGAGCAGATATGTAAACATAGCATTTGCGAAATCATTCTGGTCAAATACCATGCTGAATCTGTTGAATGCAGTTCCCTTGAAGAAGCTGATGAAATCCTGATCGAAGATGCTTACCTTTCTTGCATTCTCCGGGATATCATTCTCATAGAAAGTCCAGGTATAGTTCCAGTTACCTGCTTCACCCTTTTCTCCTTCGAAATACTCTACTGTAGCTGCTGCGATGAATTCTTCATTGGTCTCTCTAAATATGAAAGATACCGGATACTCCTTAGACTTGATAGCAGCCAGACATTCAGTTACACCTACAACAAGAACTGTCAAAATCTTGTCAGTGTGCTCCCAGCTGACATTCATCATCTTTTCGCTGTACAGCCCAGTCTGATAAATCATAGGGATCTTTGTGTCTAAAAGTGCTTGCAGTGCCATTTTTAATTCCTCCTTTGAATTAAATAGTGTACTTGTTACACGTTTATAGTTTATTACTATAAACAAATTTACTCTGTATAGGGATGTAAGAAGTTAATGTAAACTTTTACAAATACTTCTCAGGGTTCTGATTAAACTCAGATAATGTAACTACAATACAATCATCTGATACCTTGTTAATCTTAGTAGAACTGAATCCCTCATACGGAATAATCAGTATGTCAGTCTTCTTGGTTACTCCAGCATTCCCATCAGCATCATGTCCTAATGCTTTGAGTTTATCCTCTAATGCTTTGTCTCGACATCCAGTGAATCTTATCTGTTTACCATACTTAATATTCATGGAGTCTATGATATTGAACTTGAGCATGATATATTTAATATCTTCCTCAAAATATCTATACTCCGTAAGTATAGTAGCGATTGTAGAATCACCTATACCAGATAAGCTTTTCAGAGTCATCTCAATTTCATAAGGATCAGTTTTAATGAGATTGTCAAATTCTTTCAGGCTGAACTTACTGAATACTATCTTCCAGGTCTTAGCTGCTACATTAGTGAATCCAAGAGATCCAATGATTCTAAAATCTTCAATAGGATTAGCCATTAAAGATCTTATAGAAAGAACCAAGTTGCTAGCATTACCAGGTCCTATAATCCTTGCCATTCTCTCTTCATCATACTCACATAATTCTTTAAGAGAATATACATTAAGCTGACTAATTGTAGATTCAGCAAAACCTTTAAGATTCAATTTCTGAAGCATATTTGTCATTCTGGCTAACTTACGTCCATTACAATCTATATTAGGACAATAAGCTGTCTTTCCTGTATTAGATATCTGAACAGGAGAACCACATATAGGACATAACTTTGTAAACTCACACAAAGCAGAATGCTCTGCATTGATTCTGTTTGCTTCACAATCAATAGAATCTACATACGGCATTACATCATTAGTATACGTTACTTTGATTATATCTCCGCAATGTAATCCTAATTCCATAAACCTATTATATGAAGATCCTGTTGACTTAGGATGAATTGTTCCATTAAACTCAACTGGAGCATAATGAATCATCGGTGTGATGTTTCCGTTCTGTCCAACCTCATAAGTATACCCTAAGAAAGTAGTTAACTTCGATTCGGCATCAAACTTAACAGCCATCTGATATTTATTAATGTGGTTTTCACGCCCCAGTTTAGCTCTGATTTCATTATCTAAGTATGATACCACTATACCATCAAACATGAAATCCAGATAATTTCTAGCTACATATGCTTCTTCAAGAAACTTCTTTATCAAAAATAAGCATACTTGATAATTACCATGAATTTCTACATGTCTTAAAGCACAATTCTTTGTTCTAAAGAGTTTATTGAGAAATACTACCTCTTCTTCTCTTGTATCTATAAATGGTACTTGGGCTCTGTCAACAGCTAATGGAACTAATGTAATATAATCTCTATAAAGATTAGCATCACTTGCTCCAAATAATCCAATTATAGCTGTTCTACAGTTTGCATAAGTCGTATTTCTAGCTATATTGAACTTATACAAATCAGACTTAGTCATTATCGCTTCGAACTTTACACCAACTGTTCCTATAGCTTCAGATTGCTCTTCAGATATACAAGGAAACTTATATCCTTTAAGCATAGGTGTTAAATCAGAAGCTTTACCAATTCCTGTATCACCTCTTGTTCTTGCTGATTCTATCTCAGTTGAGCAATCAGCCTCAACAGATATACCATCATACTTAAGCTCGATCATTATATCAAGCTCTTGATCAGGAGTTATAATACCTTGATTGATGTGTTTAACAAACCAATCTCTTTCAAGTATCTTAACTCTATCATCATTGTAAGCATCTTTAGCCATAGCATCAGCATCTAGAACGAACTTGCATTTATCAAGAGTTCCTATAAGATCAGGATGGTTATGTTCTGTATCATGAGTTCTTTTGTTTACTCTTTCATTGGTTGTAGTTTGATATCCATATACATAAGGATACAAATTATTGAACTTCTGTATTTCATTTCTGAAATATAATCTCTGCTCATCTTTTTCATATACAGAATTATCTACGAAATGAATTGGATTTACTATACCATTCTTCTCTTCCATAGACTGTTCTTTAAATTGGAAATCTACAACAGCTGATCCAACTTGAAAGTTAGGATCAATACTCTTATATCTCTCCAGCAGAATATCATAAACACCATCTTCTACAGGAAGTACTTCCATAGAGGTTCTATTATAAAGCACATTACAAATCATTATAAGGTACTTAAGATCCTCTGCAAAATTTGCTGTATTTTCATTGCTATACATACTCATAGCCATGTCTGATATATACTTTTTAGTTTCAAAAGTTAATATACCAATGTTACCTTTACATAACTCTTCGAATATAAACTTTAGATTCATATTCCCTCCTATATTATTCTTTTATTAAAAAGTTATCAGATAGTTAAATTCTTACATATCACCACCATCAGAATAGTAGTTGCCATCTTCTGGAAAGTCTATATCAAATCCAGTTATACCAGTATAAGCTACATTAAGGTATCTTAATGACAATATACCAAGTTCATCTTTTTCATACCCAAATATTATCTTACTACCTATATAGATACAAGATAAAGCATTCTTGAAAGGTAATGATTTAGAACTAAAAGCAATACCACTATAAAGAGTAGTACCATCTCTGGATCCAATTAAAGGGACAGTATGACTTATAGTATCCATTCCTTCAGATGCAATTTCTTCAGTACATCCTTCGAAATTAAATTTATCTTCGTAAGATTTTCTGGTTACATATTTTATCCTATCAATAGGCATTTTTCTTCTACCTATAAAGATAGCTAAAAGCAACACATCCCTTATATATTCAATAGGAAACATAAGAAATACTTTTTCGTTAACTTTATGTGTTCTTACTCTTGATCTAGCTTCATTAAATAATTCATCTAGATCTATATCACCTTTATCTTTCAGGTAGTTATATAATCTATTTACAGGTATTTTTCCTTCAGGTGAAAAATTATAGATGTACTCAGCTACATCAAAAATAATTTGATAGCTTTCATCTTCCATAATATATACCCTAAGAAGGGGAGCTTAGATGCTCCCCTTCTCCCTTTCTTTTCTTTTTTCTTCTCTCAGTATTCTTTCAGCTCTTTCTCTCATTGTGAGCTTAGCCTCTTCTGCAGCAAGCTTATTGTTTCTAGCCTGTTCCTGTGCTACTCTTGTATCAATACCAGCAAACGAAATAGGATTGATTACATTCTTATCATTCTCCACTTTCTTCCTGAACTCTTCCATATCTTTATAGAACTTATTGATATCCAAATTAGGATCGTCCTTAATAAACCTGATAGGAGTTGTTACAGGTGCTTTCTTGAATCTGATAGGAGATATAGCAAACTTCACCCATCTCTTCGGAACCTTAACAAATCTAAGAGCTCTACCAATTACTTTACTTCTGGTAGTTACAATCTCAGCTCCTCTATTCGTAGCTTCGTTATCCAGTCTGATATTGATCTCATACGGATCACAGGTATAGAACTGCTTAACTGTCTTTCTCGCATGAGGACTTACAGAGTGAATCATCAGGTTCTCGATAACAACTTCGGGTCCTAAATGATTCTCATTATTGATCTCCATGTTACCAAATCTAACAGGAGTGTTAGGATGCAGCTCTAAGAAGTTCTTATTAGCTTTAGATTTAGAGTTAAATCCAGCTAAGTTTGTAGAACTCAAAGATGTAGCAGAGAATTTCTCTTCAGCGAACTGCTTCAATCTGAAGATATATTCTTTACCTACAATTACCTTACGTCTTGCATTACTGAAGATTATGTTTCCATTAGAATCCTTTCTCGGAACCAGAATCTCTTCATGCTTAACGAAAGGAAATGCATGATACAATTCTCTTAATCTATCAATATCGAAGCTATCACTGATAGGCTTAGTAGAAATATGTATCTCGCCATCCATCATCATGCTTTCTAAGAAGAAAGCTCTCTGATCATCATTCATAAAAGATATTGTATTTCTCATATCTGCAGCTTGTTCAGGTACAACAAGATCTACAAATTTTAATATCATATCAAATGCTTGATTGATAGTAAGATTATTCTCCTTAATATATTTAAGTACTGTATGAGACACATGATTTATTGCTACTTCAAATGTCTGACCAGGATTCTGTCTGCCATACATAGTATAGGAATTGAAGATCAGCTCTACAATTTCCTTATCCTTACCAAACTTCGGCATCTTATCATCAGGAATAATCTTAGATACAACACCTTTACCACCATATCTATTAGAGAGTTTATCACCTTCCATCAATGGCTTGTGTTCCAGTACAACAATATTCAGGATAATATTAGAGAACGGTCTCTTATCCTTATAACTATCATGATTAAGAGTTCTCTTTGCATTAGCATAAAGAATCTCAAGTTCATGAGATATCGTATATCCTTTACTTACATACGGAGTTATCAGTGCTACAAACTCTCCAGCCATTCTCTGGAGTTCATTATAATACATCTTGAACTGTGCATTATGATGATCATTAAGATTCTCCGGATTATTACAATATATATCGATATCTATAACAGTTCCTGTAAGAAGTTTTTTATCATCAGACATCATCGGCTTACGAAGTCTCTCAACAGATTCAGTATAAGTCATCTCTTCTTTCTTTTCCTTACGAAGATCGATCAAAATACTATTCTTGATCTCTTCACCTATGTCTGGAATACACTTATACACATTATCATCACCATACAGATTGACAGGAATATTATTTTCATTAACCATAATCTGTACAGGTTTGATCAACGGAGATACAAGCTTATTAGCTGCAGACTGAGAAATGATAATTGAATCTTCCATATTCTTATCAAGACTCATATATACAGTATTAAGATTTACTCCGTCTTTTCTGTTCATGTACTCATCAAATGCAAGAGATTTCTGCATTATTGTACCATTTTGAACGTAGCTACCTACTCCAAGAGAATCCATAAACTGATTATTATACAGGAAACCATACTCTTCAGTAATGAATTCATATGCTCTTCTCTCTATAACATCAAGCTTCTTCTCATCCTTATTTTCCATTATAAGCCAATATGCATGATTAGGAGAGAAACTAAACTTAGATATCTTTCCAATCACAAAATAATTGGCATCAGCAGCTGTTACAGAAGAACTAAGATCACCAAATCTGATTTCATATCCAGTTTCTATAATAGCCTTCTCTCCGTTAATAAGCGGAAAGACATGATCTCTATGAACACCATGCATGATTTTTCTCGCACCAGAGTTCACATTATTAAACGGCATTAATAATCCTTTACCTATCATATGCTCCATGGTAGGTGTTCGCTGCTCAGCAGCTTCAATCTGTTCTGCAAAATACTCTGCCATTATTAATCCCTCCATTGACTACTATTATAATAGTATATACTTTTGTTATTACAAAGAAGTTACCTTATAAGTAAATTCTTAAAAGTTCATTCCTATGACAAACCCTAACAAGAATGCTAAGGTCAACAAAGATGCTGAACTTATCACCAGTAATATATACACTTCTGCTTCATAAGTTTTTTCATTTTCATCTTTATTCATATATCTTCCTCCTAAATAATATATTCTTGTAAGGAATTTTTCCTTACAAGAATATAGTTTATTATTATCTTTACATTTGAAGGTTTCTTATTGCATTGTTAAGATCGAATCCTGTTTCCTGATTACGTTCTCTTGATGTATTAGCAAGTAACTTATGTAACTCATTCCTTGCGACAGTTGTAAATGCTATCTGGAGATCAAGATCTGTATTAAGCTTGGAAAGGAATTCTTTTTGGCTAAATTTTGCTTCCGGGAATCCGTGGAAATACATTGATTTACCACCACCCTCTACCATTCCTTGATCTTTCAAGAACTGGTATGTAGATAAGAAGTTATCATATCTACCATGGGTCTTATCGAATACCAAAGGAACACCTCTACGTGTAGCGTTAGTACGAGACTTAATAAGAGTAGCAGTAACTACAGTAGCATTAATACCAAATCCTTCTGTGTCTTTCCACTTTGTCTTCTCATCAAGTCTGATAAGATTATTAGCAAGATACTGAGCTGTCTTACCACCAGCCATTCTTTCGCCTTGCTTAAGACCATCAACCTGTACAGGTTTAGGCAAGAATCCCATCTGAATATCATCAAGGATATGATTGATAGTGAACAGAATTATATTGGACTCTTTAAGCAGCTGAGAAATCTTCTTTACTAACTCTGTATTCTTCTTTGCTGTTGATGTTGCACCCATAGCATTCTCACCAACAGCTGTTTCTTCTGCTATCTCTTTAGGCATAAGCATAGCAAATGAATCAATGAAGTAGAAAGAAGGTACAAGCTTAAAGATACGATTACCAAATGTATCATATAAACCAGTATCATATTCATACTCAGCTCTATTCTCTATCTTAGAATCATGATGCTCTTTGATCTGGTAGTATACAGATTCTGTATTAATACCAGTATTCCTAAAAAAGCAACGATCTCTGATTTCTTCTTCAGGTAAGTCAAGAAGGAATTCTTTTCTATTCTGAGGAAGAGATCCTTCAATATCATCGAAGAAAGCTACAGATTCAGGATGATCCTTCATCATAGAACCGATAATTTGAGTAACCAATGTAGATTTACCACAACCAGTTCTACCAATGAAAGTATTAGATGAACCATCTACAATACCTACAGCTTCATAATCCATCTTTATATCAGGTGAATCTACATGGACTTCTGTACCATTTACATAATCCAGTACAAGCATACCAGTAGGATACATCACATCAAAAACAGCTTCTTTAGAATCTAAGTTTTTGTTCTTAGCTATTCTAGCTCTGTAATCAGCCATTAATTTAGATGCCATATTATATTCCTCCTAAAAATTAATATTACTGTTATATTAAAGTAGGAAACTTTGTTAAAACAAAAAAAAAGAACACATAACGCCACCGAATATTGCAACTAAATTTCAACGGTCGGACAGAGCCTCCATTTAGTTTATTCGATAGCGATATGTGTTCTTTTTAGAATGGTGATTTCTGTTCACAGGCTCACCACACCCGGCTTGACTTAACAGCAGTTGTTTGGCAGGAGATTACTTGTAGTACTCAATAATCTCCTTATCAGCCTTCTTCCAAAGCCACATAAGGCTGGAGGATACACCGATAGAAGCCAGGATAGTCATAGCGAAACGCTTCTTTGTCGCCTTCTTCCTTACCTCCTCATCCTCACTTGTCTCCTGTGCCTTTAAAGCTCTGTCGATAACACAATCGGCTGCGCCTCCCAATACGATCGACATGATAAAGTACACGAACCACGCTGCCAGTCTGCAGATAACACAACTACTCTTCTTACTCATAAGCTACCTCTCTTTCTTCCCTTTTTCTATAGGGATTGGCGGGATCTTTCAGCTCCCTTATCTACAACGTCGTCCAATATGTGGTATGGTTGAAGAGTCCATACTTTGTAATGCTGTTTTATAGTGGTCAGCATCCACTACTATTTATCGCATAGTTGCGCTGCGTTGACATTGGTGAATTTCTGTTCCTAGGCTCACCACACCCGTCCGTTATCTGCGAGAGCAGACGGCCTGAGGAACTGCCTTGACGGATACAGAGTCTGACCGAAGTCCTAACTCCTTTTCAATCTGATACAGTTCCTTCTTGGCTGCCTTACGCTTCATCTCAACTTCCCAGTTGTGCTTACGCGCTGCTTCCACCTGCTGCTTACTTACTTCAACTACTGATTCTTCAACTTCAAGTGCTCCGCTCATTAATGCTACCAATGCTACGTTCTTCATAACTGTCATAAGTTTCACCATTACCCATATTTCAATTGGGCCCTTTCTATATTGGCTATCCTACAAAGTATATAAGTGAAAGATATAGCGATAGCGTCTAAGTCTTTCACTACACCCCAAATATCAACTGGGGGCCTTTCTAAAATGCTAGCACAACGGGTTGCTTGTATACTGCTGGCTCAGTATTGGACAATCTTAAAATCTATATATGTGATAGGTTACCAGATCCCTATCATTTTCAACACATAGTGCTAGACTTCTATGTGTTTCACCATTATCATATATAATTGAAAATTACTAGTTTTACGAAAATTACAAAAAAGAGACTCCAGGGATTTATTCCCTGGAGCCACCTTTATTATACAGTCCTTTAAACGGTTGCTTATTTATTGGTAAAGTAAGCTTTTTCTCATAGCGCTTCCTGAACGCTTTTGGAAGATTCTCATAACCAGCTACTATTTTCCAGTCTACCCTTTCTTCTGAATCATTTCCTTCCAGTATCTTGCGCATCTGCAGAAGTAAACTAAGCGGAAGAGTAGCATATATCAACATATCGTTATCCTCGAAATAGTCAATGTGGTTCATGATATCTTCTTTTTTAAGGCATACAGTCTGTCTGAAGCGTATTATCTTCTGTATAGCAGCTACAGCCTTAGCATCTGTATCGAAGTGCCATCTCAGATCTACAAGTAATTCAAACTGTTCTTTGTTGTACACAGATCCTCTGAAAAGTCCAGCTGTTACAAGATAGATCTTATCGATAAGGTCAGGTGATAACTCAACGAAGTTACATAATAAAGATATACTTATGTCATCAGGTTTTCTGATAAGGATATCAATAATGTAATCATCACTATGAGGTTTGGTTGAATTATCAACCCACCTTAAGTACGATTCCTTATTGCTTTTATATCGTGCTTCCTTTTCCTTACCATAAATTATTTGATTATCCTTCAGCCATTTCATCTTATTAATGTAACCCATAATTACCCCTCTCCTTTTAATTTGTTAAACTGCATACCATGCAGCATTATAGATCTGTCCATACCTCTGTACTGGATACTTACCATAAAATGCTGTCTCAAAGTATCAACAAAGATATCTGCTATATCATAGAATACCATGTTATCTTCAAGACTAGTAGCAGTTATCTTCTGGATAAGATTACCTGTCTCTTTATCATGTTCTTCCACTTCTATTGTATAAGTACCTTCATGACTGAAGTTTACTACATAATACAGATACTCTGTATCCTTTCTGAAACTATATTTGACAAGTTCTCCACGAAGGAAGTACAGATCACCCTGCGGAACATCTTTCTGATCAAAGTGATACACAAGATCATGCTTACCATTACCATTGATAGGATGATAGGTTTCAGTACTATTGTTATCAGGATTATTAACTACAATAGTATCCTTAAACTTCAACAATCTGTAACCAGCTTTTGTCAACCCATCAGTTTTCACAAAATCATAGTAAGATTCTATAGTATTATAATGATGTGTGAATGGGTCAACATACACTTCTTTTATACCCATCAACCTATATCCTGTATCAGTCTTAGACAGTGTATATGTATCAGTTTTGTCTAATATTTTCTTCTTAGATTCCTGATCAGTAGATTCAGAACGAATGATATTTTCTACAAAACCATCATCATTCTCCTGATACTTTATTTCTGTCTTCACAATAATATTATTTGATTTGAAGATGCTCTTTGTATCTCTGAATCCTTCAACTTTAGAGTTTTTAACAGAAGATTCGTTTAACAGTTTGTTCTTCTTATCATCAACAACTGTAACAAATAACTTGGTATTTTTGTCAGCCAATGAACCTGATGATTCTACCACAAGCACACCTTCATCATTATACTGCTTTGTACTTGACAGTAGCAACTCATCATCACTGTTGAATTTACTATATTTGTCAAATATAATACAACCATTTTTATTGTACTTTTTGTAATTTACATCATAAGTACCATCCTGATGGTATTTTATATTTGACTTTATAGCAAGATACGTAATACCCTGATCTTTGAGTTCAACAACGGTCCTAGCTTCGTGGCAACTGTGAAACTTTTTATCGCCAGGAAGGTCTAAGTATTCATCTTTATATTCAGTTACCTCAACACCAAGCGTACTACGTTTCATTCCTTTACCTTCATAGGTAACTTCTTTTTCCTGAGAGATATTTCCTTCTTTATCATAGGTTATATCCTTATTAAGATATAACTTATCTCTCTCGATAAGGCGGTTTACAAGTTTCCCATCCTCGTCATACCTATAAGTCTCAAGTGTAGATACACTGAGCTTATCCTTGATCTCATTTACCATGCTTTCTAACTTCATATTTATGTCTCCTTTCAAAAAATAACATTGATATCTTTTTTATTTTCTAAAGATATCTGTTTACATTTCACAGCTATAGTATATAATCATACCTAAATTAATTTACAATACAAAAAAGAGAGTAGGTTTAGTACCTACTCTCCTTCAAATTACTGTTAATAAATCAGATCACACTTGATGACAGGCTTAGATTGTACAATCTTCTGACCTGCAGCTATACCGGATTTCAACTTGATTTCAGATACAGGAACTTCTGTAACTCCATCATTAGTCAATATCCTTAATCCATCTGATTCTCTTGTACCAAAGATACTATGAATAGAATCACCTGGATCTAACTTAATTACGTTATTACCAGATTTTGCTCTAGAATGCTGAGGTAATCCAATAATAGGAAACTTATTAGCTTTACCATTACTGGTTAATACAACAATATTAGTTGTATCAGGATATATGATAGATATACCCTCAATCTCATCATCTGTATTCATAGCTCTACTACCTGCAGCATTACGCTTAAACAAAGGAATCTGTGCAAGCGGAACTCTCAGTGCTTTTGTCTTAGAGTAAATAACTACATCCAGATTATCAGGACACAGATTAATACCAACAACTGTATCTGTATCTTTAAGATTAGTGTACCTAAGTCCACTGTTATTTACATTCAAGAAGTCTTCAAGTTCAAGCTTCTTTATCACATTACCTCTTGTACACATAACCACAAAGTGTTTTCTACCAACCTCATGAATATGCTTGATAGCAGGTTCATAAATCATGTTGATTACATCAGCAGTAAGATTCTTATTGATAATTCTTATATCCTGACCAGCAGATGTCTTATCACAAATAGGAATCTTATGTACAGGGATCTTAAATACTCTACCCTTATTATCAAACAGTAATACATTCTCAGTATTCTCTGCTCTTGTGATAAACTTAGGCTGATCTCCACGTACAATAGTTACCCTATCTGTATCTGGAATCTTTCTAATGAAGTTCCTTTCAGTCACGATAACTTTGAATGTACCTTTAGGAATCTGATTCACTTCAGATGCATCAATTACCTTACAAATTCTCGGAGTTCCATACTTGGCTGCTATCTCTGCTAACTCTTTATCTATATCCTTAAGGATAGTTTTACCGTTATCAGTCATAGCTGTCTTGTACAGATCTCTCTCAGGACACAAAGCTGCAAACTCTTCTTTGTACTTTGCAAGCCAACCTTTAGTAAGCTTTCTGAAATCAGTGCAGAGAATATAATTAGCCTGAATATCAGTCATATTATACTTCTTAATTAGAAGCTCTTCAAGGTCTTTTACATCTATCGTTTTCTGTTTCTTGATATCAGCTATAATCTTATCAATCATACCTGTCTCAATAACTTTGATAAATGTCTCCAGTTTGTGTATTCTTGTAGCTGCTATCCTGTACTTATTACAATACATCCTGAACTTTGTTGTCATTCTGAAATCAATAAAGCTCATAAGATATTCCTTATAAGAAAATCTTCTAGGATCTATGTAATCTACAGCCTGCAGATTAACACGTACAGTTGCTTGAACTCCACACTTGTTATAGAGAGTCTCTATAACATAGTTAGGATCAGAACCTTTTCTCAGAATAACCTTAATATTTACAGTATCCTTAGAAAGATCCAAAGCATCATGTACCATGGGTAACTGTTTATTGGCTATAAGAGCATTAAGCTTCATAAGTACCTGCTCAGTTGTTGTCTGATCAGGCAAAGATTTTACATAGACAATAGGAAATCCTTTCTCTTCTGTAACTTCTATAAGCCCTCTTACCTTATAATTACCAAATCCTGTTTCAGAAATCTGCTTCCAATCAGTATCAAATATCTCAAGAGGCTGACAATGATCAGGGATCAATACTACGTCAGAACTAGGATCTTTAATAAGCTGTCTGGTTGCATTGATAACCTCAACAAGATTATGTGAAGGTAAGTTTGAAGATATACCAACACCAATACCAAAGGTACCATTTATCAATAAGATAGGTAATTTAACAGGAAAGAACTCGGGCTCTTTACAAGATCTATCAAAATTATCTTTCCAGTCAACAGCATTCTCTGTTTCCTTTAAATCACCTATAACAGAATCAAAACAGAAATCTGAAATTCTTGACTCTGTATATCGCATTGCTGCTGCACCATCACCCATAAGTGTACCATAGTTACCATGAACGTACACAAGCGGCATCTTTGTTTTCCACCACTGACCTAATACAATCATGGCATCATAAACCGAAGTATCGCCATGAGGTGAATATTTACCGATAGTTTCACCAACAATACGAGCACTTTTCAAAGTACGCTTTATAGCATTTAAATCAAACATTGCGTACAATGCTCTACGATGAACAGGTTTAAGTCCATCTTTTATTTCAGGAAAAGCTCTTCGTCTATCTACGATGATACAGTATTTAACCATATCCTCGATATACATATCTAAAGATCTTCTTTTCTCTATATGCTCAGACATTATACTAACTTCCTTTCGTTTTTATTATACTTTGGTTAGTATTACTGCATAATATTTACAAATGATATATATTTTATATCATTATTATATGCAGGTATCATCATATTTTTTGTTTCATTGATGAAATAATAAGCAGGCTCTCCTTGAGGAGTCTCTACTACCTCAACAAGTTCAATTGTGGTTTTACCTATAATAATATTATTGGTTGATATATCATAGATAACTTCACACAATTCTGTTCCAGCTTTCAACTGATCTACTCTTATATACTTCTTTTCAAGATCAGTCAAAAACATTGTAGATGGTCCACATTTAAGCATCATACCATTGCTCAGTTTTATAACATACCAACTCTTAACATTATCTATAGCCGGTACGAGCATTGTATTAGTCTTACTAGGGGTAAAATCTTTTCCTATAGAGAAAGTTTTAAAAGCCCCAGCATACATGTTGTATATCGTGGATATCTTATTAAAGTTATCCTCAGCGAATATATCTGTAGATCCATGTAACCCAGCCGTTACTTTTAAAGTTCTTTTTTCTTCTTCGTTATCGAGTTTGTGAAATATTTCTCCAGTATCATCATTTATTACCTTATTGATCATTTCATTACCTCCACGAATCGTATAGGTGTTATTATATTCTCATCATCATTGAAATCTCTCAGATTATTGAAAGTTGGTATACTTCCAAGTTCCTTATTGTTTAATTCTTTACGCTTGACATATACAGATTTATCGACAACCTTGCCAGGAATATTAGTATTCTCTACATAGTTTGTGAATGCTCTGATATTTCTAGCTGTATTATATCTGGGAGTTTCAAATGTATGGTAAGGATGAAGTTGATGTCTAGCAGAATCTACTAAACTTTTTACTTCATCAAAACTTACTGACCTTACGAAGTTATCTCTATCTGTCAAAGTAAACATATCTCCTTTAGAAGTATGCTTAAACTCTAACAAAATCCCATAAGGATATACACCTCTCGACTTAAAAGATCTTATATATCCTTTATAGGAAAATTGATAACTGGGAAATCCAGGAATATCATACCATAATTGATCATCATTATAAGGAAATACCTTATCAACGGGATACTTAGCTGTACGATGAGTTATCTGTTTACGTTTTCCAGCCATAATATACCTCCTATTAAAATTAATGGTGATAAGGGAATCGCATGTAGTTATCATACAATTCCCTCTATTCCACCATCATTTAACTTTTACTAAAGAACCTATTAATCTAACAGGTCTACTCTCTTTACGTTACTTACGAACTGTAACAGCTTGGATCTATCAGATTCATAAGTCCGAATTGCTTCGAACTCCTCCTTCATATTATCCAGCGTATACTGTATAAGAGTTCTATCAGATGTAGGTAATAACGTTGATGCTGCTAATTCCTCTGCATCCATTTCACCGAGACCCTTATAACGCTGAATTCCACTAGGAGTACTCTCGTCGAAAGTTTTCATAACCTGATACAGACTTGCAGGATTACCATTAAGATCAAAGTAGAATGTATTATTCTTCTTCATTATCTCGATCAAAGGCCTACAATCTCTAAGCATCTGATCACCAAGAACCATAAAGTTAGATTCTTTAATAGTTCCATCGAAGATAATATTATCACTACTCTTCTCTACAGTCATAAACCTTGAAATGTCTTTCAGTTTCTTTTTAACCTCTGACATAGCATATCCATTTACATATGTCAGAAGTCCAAGCTCCAACAACATAGGATCTACACCATATGTCTTAGATAAAGTTTCTACATAGTACACGTAATCTTCATTATTCATAAAGAGTACAGTAATATCTTTACCACTCATAGATGTCTTAGATCCAAGTGAAGATAATTTATTAGAATCAATAAACATCTTCTGCACAAACCTTACGAAATCCATCTGATTTGTAAAGTAAGTGATCTTCTTTCCATTCCTCCAAGAATACAGAGGAGGTATAGCCTTGTAAACCTTACCAGCCTGGATAAGCTGTGGCATATAGAGAATGAAGTATCTTAACAACAAGCTTGCGATGTGGCTACCGTCTACATCGGCATCTGCCATAAAGATAATCTTCTTCCATTTTACATCCTTGATAGGATCGAAGTTTCTTACATAATCCTTATTCAGAATTATTCTAGCTATACCCTGAGTTTCAGCATTGTCCCAGAATTCCTGCTTAGACTTCTCGAATGCTGACGGTATTTTACCTCGTATAGGAAAGATACCTTGTGTTTTTACATCACGGGCTTTCTTAGCAATACCACCAGCAGAATCACCTTCAACTATAATAAGCTCTTCACAAGATTCTGAAGGTCTTGCATACTTTAGAGGTAAATCTGTCAATGCATTCTTCTGATACTTTGCTACGATCTTTACACGATCGTTATCCTGTTTCATTCTTACTTCAGCTATATCCTTGAAATACAGACACAACTTAGATAAGTCACCAGGATTACTCTTTGACCATTCATCCAATCCAGCCATTACTTTATTCCTACAGAACTCAATCATGTCAGGATTAGATAAGATCTCTTTTGCCTGACCAGTAAAGTTAGGCTCAAGATGTGCTGCAGATATCATTACAGCTAAACCAGTTTTGATATCATTAGCTATTACAGACGTCTTATTCTTAGCCTTTTGATTAACAAGATAGATCTTGTTCATATAGTTAACAAACCATCTGCATATACCATCCAAAGTACCATTGATATGTGTACCTTCTTTAGTAGGACAGAAGTTAGAGAATGACGTCACCTTAAGATCAGGAAACTCAGAATCGATAGTAAAAGCTGCATCAAGCTTATGATATCCATCGTCAGCACTTATAACGATAGGCTTTACTAACGGTGCTCCAACCTTCATAATCAAGTCAGTGATAATACCATCAGTATTTACTATAGATTCCTTATGTACTACACCATTCTTATCAATACCTATAAAGTCCATATGAGCACCAATGAACGTAATAGATATAATATGCTTGATAAGATTATATACCTCAACCCATGAAAGATCAATATCTCCCATTATAGTCAGATCAGGTGTGAATCTTACTATAGCTCCCTGTTTCTTCTTTGGATTAGGTATTTCATAAGGTTCTCCTACAGGATAACCTTTATTAAATTCAATCTTGATAGCTTTACCATCATATCTATATGATTCAGCACTCATATACATAGATAAAGCATTTACTACTTTAGCACCTACACCATGTAAACCTGATGAATAGTGATACGGTACTTTCTCATAGTTCTTTGAAGTATATTCTTTCGTAAAGATACGAAGAATATCATCAAACGGAAATCCAAGACCATTATCTTCAACAACGACCTCCAAAGTTCTTTCATCGTAGGATACAGAAAACCAGTCACAAGGACTTTCAGGTTCCATCATCTGGTCAACTGCATTTTGAAAGATCTCTCTGATCATGTTCAACATACCAGGTCCACCTAATGGTCCAATATGCATACCTGGTCTTTTTCTACATGCAGCAACAAAGTCTTTCAACGTCGAAATTCTTGCACCATAGTTGTCTATGGCTTGTTTTTGTTCTTCAGTGATAGCCATGTTACTCTCCTTTGCTTTTATTATAAGTAATTTTATGTTATCCATAAACAAAATAGTTGTTTACTAATTGTTTACCAATGTAGTTAAAACTTACTTTGAATATCAGTTTATCTTACTCATTGATATGAAACATTTATTATCCATTGATATTTTTTTCATGGTGATTCATTTTTCTTGTCTGATATTTCACTCTTCTTGATTCATTTTCATATAGTGATATTTTCGTAGAGTTGATTCATTTAAGCCGCATGATAATTTACAGATTTTGATTCATTTGATATTATTGATATTTTATATTGAGTGATTCATTCCCATATCATGAAATTTTGGATATTCTGATTCATTTAATCATATTGATTTTTTCGGATATATGATTCATTTATCTTCTCTTGATAATTCTTTTATTTTTGATTCATTCATATGTGTAGATAGATTGTCTGAATTATTACTTATAACATCGTTTGATTATTACAAAAAATTTGTATCCTTGTTTTTACAATCTTTAAACATATCTTAGCATACCTAAGCCTCTGAGTACCAAGACTCAGAGGCTAGATATGCACTAAGAAGATATGATATAACTGTAAGTTTTACCTTACGTTATAACCAAACTTATGCTTTGAATGTAGCGTCAACAGTCACATTCTTACCATCCGTTGATGCAGTTGCTGCTGCGGGAGCTGCCTGCGGAGCCTGAGGCTGCTGTGCCTGCTGAGGATTATAAGCATAGCCCATAGTATTCGGCATATAACCAGGCTGCTGAACGAATCCGTTAGATCCCATCATACCAGGCATCATCGGCTGCTGATACGGATACGGATTCATCATAGGCTGCTGATACGGATTACCCATCGGTTGCTGCATCTGCTGAGGCATCGGCTGGCCATTCAAATATCCACTCATCATATTGAACAGCTGAACAATATTCATGTTGCGGTTATTGAAGCCATACATATTCTGGTTATCATACTTGCTGTAGTTCTTCACAGCACGCTCAAACAGCTGCGGGATTCTCTCGATCAACGGAATGATCACATAATACTCACGAGCAACGTCGTCCGGCATATCTACATAGATCAGCTTGATGGTCTGCAGAATATCCAAAACATCATTTACAGCTGACTTCAATGTTTCAGCATTTGTAGAATAGTCGATCGGGCTGAACTCGTAACCGCAAATTGCACAACGACAAATACCAGTTGCAGGATCTTCTGTAATGGCATCAGTCTTGCCATTTGCATCCGGAGCATACAGTCTGTGGTTACATGTTGCACGCAGCTTCTCAGTCTCAGTTACAACCAGACTAAAGCTGTTTTCTTTCTGCATAAGCTTCTGGATTTCTTCCTGAGTTAAGTGGTTTTTCATCTGAGGTACATTCTGCGGACCTACGCCCATATACTGAGCTCCAGTACCATTGTACATCTGATAACCCATGCCACCAAACGCCGGATTGAAATACGTGTTTTGTTCCATCTTTAATTCCTCCTTGAGATTAAATTATTTTTGTTACATGTGTCTCACATATATTGCACATATATAATATATAACCGACGCAATATTTGCATCGGTTATATTTATATTGTATTACTATGTAGGTAAGATTATAAATTTATCCGTTATAGACATAGTGACTCATACGTCCAGGAAGGGTCGGAACTTCCTTTTTCTTCATCACAGGATTACCTTCATCATCAACAACCGGATTTCCTTCATCATCTAACTCAGGTTCATCAGTATCTACTTCCTTGGTAAATACCTTGAGCTGTCCACCAACACCAGGATTATTATTACTACGGGGCTTGTTGTTCTTGATAAGCTCTTTGAATGAATCTTCACCATCAATACCAAGCTCTGCAGCAACAGCTAAGCCCTGTTCCATAGTCATACCTATAGCTTTTAAGTTAGAGATATTACCATAATCAAGTACAGCAACATCATAAACTGCATCCATAGTAAGGTTACCTACGTTATCACACAGATTAAAGATGACTACATAGTCACCTTTATCAACAACGATAGAAGTTTCATTGTTAAACATACGGTTATTATCACCACCGATACAAACCATATATTTTTCAACACCAGCATTTTTAAATGCCTGTAAAGTTCTTTGGAACGTACTCTTTTCCATACACTTACTCTCCTTTACATGTTTTTAGATATGTCTTTCAAAACATACTGAATATCTGTAAGATACCCAATATCATTGCTAAACTTCACGTTACACAATCTAGTATAGATCGTATAATAAATCATTTTCAGATTTTCCTGTCTTGCACGAATTCTGGATACAGTATAATCACCAGGAAACTGAGTATCATAGAAATACAATGCTGTACTGATCACATTAGCCTGGATCAATTCATCATTCGCTGCAACTATCAGATTTTCCAAGAACTTAACGTCCAGATAGTAATTCCCAAACTGACTATAGTCAATCTGACCTCTGGCCATTTCTCTGAAAATTCTTTCCTTTGCAGATTTCTGAATCTGCTCAGGTTTCAGAAACGTTATAAAATCTTGATTTCCATTGTATCTAGAAATCATTGTTGTGAAATAATTGTTTTGTTTGTTATTGTTACCCATTATTTCATACCTCCATAATTTAAATTTCACTTCCAATACAGTATTATAGTATATTATCGACAGATTGTTTAATTAATCACAGTAATCATCAATTTCAAACCCATCATTAACATCAACTAATTCTGCATTCTTTAAATATCTTACAAATCCTGCAACAGTAAGAGCGTCTTTATATGGTACTGTATCTACTAAGACAAAAGATTCTTCTGGATCAAAATCCAGTTCATCTATATTATCTTGTATATACTCATAGGTAGTTTGTCTACCTTGCATTGCTTCCCATATAAACTCTTCTCTATGAGGATTTCTTAATTTTAAAAGTAAAATATACTGTCTTTCTTCAGGATTAGTAGGGGTAATTTCTTCCCTTACTTTATGATAATCCTTTATAAAGACAGATTTATTACGGACATCAACGAATATTGCATTGTTGACATCTGTAAATATATCTACACCATTGAAATTAAAATATAGAGTATCACCCCTGACATATTTACCATTCTCAGTTGAAGCAAGAATGGCAAATCTGTCTTTATCATTCGGGTGTTCATCTAATATAGTAACAGGATTAAATCTAAATGTTTCTTTATCAACAAACTTTATAGGATTTATAATCGGTTTATCATTAACTTGTTTTTGTCTTTTGCCGACAATTATATCTCTCCACCAAGGATCTCCCATATTAAGACCTCCTTTCTTTATCATTATTATGATGTTTTTGGCTATCTATAAATCCTTCTTGGTCTCTTTACAAGTATGAGATATTCTTTCATACGAGTAATAGCAGTATACATTAACTGGTTTTGTATGTCAGATCTCAAGTACTCTTCATATACTATACCAGATGGAAATTCTTGACCTTGAGCAAGATGAGTAGTTATAGCATAAGCAAATTCAAAGAATTCTCCGAAAGCATATTTCTTACTATTCATACTCTTCATCTCTTTACGAATTTCTGTATTTGCTGTAAAATACTTATAATCTAATTCAAGATTTCTAAATGGTATATTTAATAGATCAGGTAAAAAATCTATAATATATCTATTATTCTTGAAATTAGACACGTTATAATTACTAACAACATGTCCTGATAATCCATTGCATAAAGCTATACCATCTTCTTCGATAGACCAGTTATTATTTCTACATATCACTCTTTCACCAAACATAGGAAGATCTGTAGTATATCCTAATAATTCTCTTATACGTCTATTAAACGCATCTCTGGTTCTATTAGTTCCACATACAATATTTCCTACATTCAGTACCATTTCATTGGTAAGATACTGTTCTTCGATAACCAATGCTCTATTACCATATAATCCACAATCTATAGGTAATCCTCTTCTAGCTCTATGAGCTAAATATACTATAGGATTATCAATAGATTGTCTCATAAGTTCAGTTAAATGATATACGTTAGAACCAGTAAGATAAGCAGGAGAACCATTAACAGGTGGTAACTGCCCTGAATCACCTGCAACTATTATCTTTCTTCCATACTTCTCTATTTCTTTTCTCATAAAATCAGGAACCATATATCCTTCATCTATGACAAAAAGTTTAACCCTAGGATCTATCTCTTCTTTTGTCTTAGGAACAAACGTATCTACATATCTTCTTGTATCATTAAATGTATTTACGTTAAAAAAAGGATTATCACTATTTGCTGGTACCTTTTCAACTTTATACAAACTAGAGTGTATGCTTTTGGCTGTAGGAAAGCCTCTGAGTCTCATGACAACAGAGGCTGCTCCTGTAAAAGCCATAGGCATATATTCTACACAGTTTAATCTAAGCTCATCTAATATAGCATGTAATGTGACAGATTTACCTGTACCGGCTTCTCCGTCAAATTCAAAAGTCTGTCTGTCAGAATGTCTAAACCAATCTACAGCAGCTTTTACTACATTCTCCTGACCTTGATTTAACGTAATCATACATTCTCTCCAAATCTCATTGCTTCCATAGCATCAAAGTTAGTAAGATCAACTACATCTTCTTCTAAAGCAAATATCATATAGATAAACTTAAGACACTTGTTACGGAAGTAAGGTGAACTCATCTCATGTATATTATCAAACTTAACAGTTATATTAGAAAGCTTGATATCAACGTCCTTAGCTTTCTTTCCCTCGATAATCTGTTCATCAGGAAAGTAAGATACAAACGGCATACCAGCAGCCATCTTTTTCTCAAGATAATTACCGAATAATACTGTAGTCATACGAATATTATTCAGTATATCAAAAGGTATCTCACCTTGTCCAGCATAATGAATATTATCAGGTCTTACACTGGCTAATATCTTCATTCCATTAAAGAACAAGATATTATTATTCTTTGGATCATATATTGTCCCATCAGGTTTTACTTCCAATTCAAGCTCATTTAAGAGCTCATAGTTCAATTCATAAACATCATCAAATTGCATTCCAATTTCTGTCATTTTCATTGTATATCCCTCCAAAGGTTAACTTGTTACACGATTATAGTATATGATTAAATTTCAGGTTCGAAAAACATCTTATTAAATTAAGGTTGATGGAGGTGTAAAATGGCAATAAATAATACTATGAACTCCGAAGGAAAGAGCCTTGACTTTCAAAGAGAATATGCTGAGAATCTAATTATAGAATTAGCTGAGCTTACTAAAGATATAGATCTTCCATATAAAACTGAAAAATGGAAAGATGATGATGGAGAAACTCATACTAAATATATTCCATTATTTGATGATTATGAAAATATGGTTGGGTTCTTTTATGTACCAATCATAATGGCTTTATTGGATAATAATGAACCAACAGAGGTTGTTGTTAAGGCTCCGACTGCTGAAGCTGTCAATAATAATAAGCTGTCTGGTGTTGAGTATGTGTCTAGAAATTATATAAGTCTTGTTATTCCTAGATATATAGTGTTGAATTTTAGACTTAAGATACCTGCTGGTACAAAGTTCTTAATTTGCTTTGTAGGAGGTAAGACTACTATAAATAATATAAGTATTATAGGTTTATATGGACATGAATTATAGGAGGTACCAGTGCAATGGCATTATGTACAAAAGAACAACGAAAACAAGTTGAAGATATGATATATAATATATTAGATTCTTTGGATGAAACTAAAACTAACTCTGATTACTATAGAAATATATTCTCTGGTATGAATGATGATGAATTTTATTTATTCTTTAAGAATAGAAGATTACCTATAAGATTTCATTATGAAATATTCAAGATAGAACCTACTATGGATAAGGTTCAAAAAGGTTTTGAGTATCTTACTAATGGAGCTACTTTATTAGAAAAAATAAACATGGCTCATGTATATAAGAATAGTAAAGGTGTTCCTGTAAAGAGCAAGGAATGCTTGGTTATATATATCCATATAAAAAGAATGAAACAGATAGTTACAGATAAGACTCACGTTGCATTGAACGTTGAAAAACGTGATATGAAAACTGGTTTGCTTTCAGGACATGACAAAGGTGCTAGAGAATCAGATAGAGAGTTTGAAGCATTGGCTGCATTTGGTCTTGAATATAATATGGACGAGTTTGCTAGACCAAGAGCAGATAGTTTAAAAGCTGCAGCTGAAATGAACTCTGTAATTCTCACCAAAGGAACAGTGTCAGATAAAGACATTACAGTAGCTAAGTCAGATAACTTAGCTAAGAATATGGTTAACGTATATCTTATAGGTGCAGGTATACATAGTAACCTTATAGATACAGACTATATGACACCTTACACAGCAAGAAATAAACAGTTAGGATATACAAGATCTATATCATAAAAAATAGACCACCTGAAATAGGTGGTCTATTCTTTTCATTTTTCCTTGTTGATTTTTTTCGGTTCCATGATTCATTTTGTTTTCCTGATATTTTCTATTAGCTGATTCATTTAACTGGTATGATATTTTATTCATAATGATTCATTTCGCTATGATGATATTTTGCAGTGATTGATTCATTTCTCGTCTTTGATATTTTGGAAGTCCTGATTCATTTATTGGCCATGATATTTTGTTACTGTTGATTCATTTTTCCTTATGTAATATTTTGGTATTTATGATTCATTTACTCACCATGATATTTTAAGTAAAATGATTCATACCATTAATGATAACTGGTATTGTGATCTGTGTATCAGGATCTTCGATATGAATCGCGGGCCACTTGTTGATATCAGTTTTTGATACACTGCAACCCAATCTAAGAGCTTCATGAACTTCATCAAAAAGTTCATTGTAAAGCTGCTCCATTTCATAAGCTGTCTCAACCTCTTCTGTTAAAACGAATTCCATTTCTAACCCAAAATCCTCTTCTGTTAAAACGAATTTCATTTCTACTTCTTTTCTCATGATATTCTCCTTGATTGTTTGAAAGAGGGGTACATTTCTGTACCCCTCAATGATTAGGTTAAGATTATACCTGAGTCGGGTGGATCTTTACGAACTCCTCGTCTCTAGGAATCGTGTTATACGGAACCTCCGGCCCAATGTAATCGCCGTGCTCTGCACCAAAGCTGATAATATACGGATCGCTGCAGTAACGACCGTACTTGTTGTAGTACATAGCTTCAAACAGGTGACTGATAAACAGCTTCACTGTGTAACGCTTTGCACGGTTGATGATATGTGCAGGCGGCAACTTACCCTGCTTATACCACTTGTAACTCTCAGTGTCTTTGCCAAATCTCTTCAGAGATTTGGCCGCCTGATCTGCGTAATCGCCACGCTCATTCTTCATGATCTCGTAGTTTTTACGCTGCTTAAAGATCTTGCCATACAAGCTGTTAGGTTTGTTCTGGACTCTGATGAAGGACTCACCAATCTTATACATAAGCACCTTCAAGTCCTTATTATAAGGAACCTTACAGATTGCTTTAGACAGGTTGTCCACAGTAAGATGCACTCTACCCTTCTCATCAGTACAGCTTGCGATCAGGTAGCTATACGGCCACTGAGATTTGCCGGAGAGTGCCATTACAACGGCGTCGTTTATTACTCCACCGTTCTCCTCAACTGTTTCTTTCACCATCTGCTTTGCAGCATCACGTCCGATCCAAGGACGCTTATTATCATTCAGGCCGCAATAGCTCCACCAGTTACCAGCATGCATCCAGGTATCATTGCCGGTATTGTCATCTCTCATTTCAAGAGAAGACATTAAGCAGGTGCTGATAACAGGTCCAATACCTACTACTTCCTTGGCCCATTTACCAAGGTATCCTCCATTAGAGAATATATCAAGGCCTACCGCAATCTGCTTCTCCAGAATGCTTACCTGATAGAGCATGAATTCCAGGAAGGTTCTGTTCTCAGTACCTTTCTTGGTCTTCTTATCTACTCCATCTTCCTTGATCATTTCAGCTTTTTCGTCCGGTTGGTCTTTATCTTTACCCTGGTTAAGGGCACGCAGCTGATTCTGCAATGCTAAGCGGCGAGCCTGGAACTGGTAGTACATATCACGCAGGTAACGTGCATCCTGCTTTGACGGAAACTTGACAAAAGAAGTCTTAACCTCTTTAGCCATAGACAATACATCAACCGTCTGGATCATCTCACCGACCTGCACAACGTTATCTGTGACATACTTCATATCTCCAAGTTCGGAGACTCTATTGTTCTTGATAACCTCTTCCAACTGATCATCAGATACATTTCCAAGAACGTCCAGTAACGCTTCGCTGTAGTCTATTTTGTTTTTCACCCAGGCCGCTACATCTGCCTTGCTACTGGTAGGATCAGCCAGGATCTCCATCAGGCCATCCTTAAACATCGTGTAGTCATTAACCTCAACATCCATTGTTTTACCCATAACTTTTTCCTCCTTTGAATTTTTTGAAATGTGAATGGGTTAAAAGATTTGCTAGGAGTATATAACCCCTAGCTTATCAACTTGTTACACTGCTATAGTATAGAACTGAAATTGTTGAGTTTTACAAATAAAAAATAACAACTACACGACAATATTTTTCGACTTCGCTATAGTATATATTTTCTATACTATCCATCCATACGTCCGCGAAGCGGACAAGGCCCGCGCAGCGAGTAACTTTCCAATTACACTTTTTTAGCCTTGTCCTATTCTTTCACGTACTTCATAATAGCTATGCGAGCGAGAGCGAGCAGATAATTTAAGTTAGGTTTTTAATTTTAGCTTGCATTTCATTTCCGTATATAATATATCCGTATGTATTTTAGTATTCTATCTCGAACTTGTCGTCCGAGATGTATTGTTACTTCGCCGAAAAATCACCCTTTGCCCGACCCCCGCCCCCTTTCTTACTTTGATGTTAATTTTCTGTAAATTTTTACATTTGACAACCTAAAAAGGTTTGCATTATATTATTCAATATAAATTCTTCTCTCTCTTTAAAGTCAATATCAATAAGAGATACAAAGAAATATGCATACATTAAATCAGAAAATTCATAATCAGATAATAAGAAATTAGCCATTACTTTAGAGCATTTATTAAGCTGAGAATTTTCAATTATCTCAATACTTATTTCTCTTATTTCATTATTTACTGTATCATTCATATCAGCTGGTATATTTGTCATTTCATTTAATTTAAAACTAGCATTCATTCTAGTCATTTTAAATGAATAAAAAGTTAGTATAGTTTGTCCAATACCATATGAAGATACTAATGTATTATAAGCTTTGCTATAGTCATAGTTATTAAGAAATACATTCATATTATCCAATAAACATAATACTTCCATTTCATTCATTCTGACTTTAGTTATCATAGTTCCAAGATTATTATATATCTCAGTTTCAATAATATATCTATTTCCATAATTAGTACTAGATATAGATGAGTCATATCTATTTATAGAAAAGATATAATTATTAAATGGAGTTTTAAATACCATATTATCACCGTCCTTAATAAGATTTTCTAAATTTAAATTATATAAGATATTTTGTTCTACTGAAAACATAAGTTATCCTCCTTAAAGATAGTATATGTAATATATCTTTTTTATAGTATATAATTTAATCTGAAAATTGGATTATAAAAATATATTGTGATGTATTACTTACGGATATAATTTCCAAGAAAAAAAAATAAGTTAAAACCTACCCCTCACCTTAAAAAATAAAGTTATATCAAAGGTATGTGTTCTATATAATAATTTAATACCAAAAAAGAACAGCTGTGATTCATCACCTCCTTATGCTGTTCTTTTTTCATTGACAATTTTCACTTGTCAAGTTCATCAAGCTTTACTGTCCCATACTGCTCCTCATGCTTCTTGATTACTGCAGCCATTTTATTTTTAAATTCATTCATGGCTTCCTGACCTTCTGCATTGAGATGCCAGTATCTGTTCGGACAATTAACTTCATCAATGATTCTCTGAGCTTTTTGAAGTTTCTCGTCTTCCATACTGGTGTAGTGTTTGTTCACTTTACCAGCCAAACGACTAATCTGCAACTTCTCAATCTCAGTTATCTTGTTGATCATCTGCTTGGTAAGCTTTCTGGATTTCTCCCAGCTTAAACAGATGATGATATCTGCCAGATACAGACAACCGATTGCTACTAAAATTTTCTTTGTTTTTCCACTCATACTGTTACCTCCTTTTGGGTGTATTTGTTAAATAGTGTCAAGAAGAGATCTGAGATCTTCAAGTGCTCTCTGATTCTCTTCATGTAACCTTTCAGATTCCCTGAAATTTTCCTGAATCCTGCGGTTACATTCTTCGAGTTCTTTGTGGAACTCTTCATGCCTTTTATTTATTCTATCAAGACATGCGTTTTTCTCGATCTGGAATCTTTCAAATTCTGACATAACATTCACCTTTACGCCTATTTTTTATGGCGCCCTTTCTATAATATGCTAGTCTACAATGTATAATGAAAGATATAGCACTAGCTTCTATCTCTTTCACTTCTATCATATATAATTGAAAAATATAACTTTTACAATTTTATAAGGAGGGAAGTATTATGATAGATCCAGATCAGATGATATTAGCAGCTGTAAATGATGAAACTAATGTAGTTATAGACTCAGTCCCAGAGAGTGATTATATTATTTGGGATTTTGATGATGACAAACAATTAAAGAAGTATTTTAAAGCTGTAGAAAGAATGGTTAGAAATAGCTTTGAATATAAAGAATTTATTCAGTATATAAAACAGAATTTTGGAATGGATCAATGTGCTTTTATAAAATCTGCCAAAGGAACAGAGTTTAAAGTAGAACAGCATCATTATCCATTTACTTTGTATGATATAGTAGAGATAGTCTATAATAAGAGAGTATATTATGGTGAATTATTAGACGTAGAAATGGTTGCTAAAGAAGTTACAATGCTTCATTATAAACTCATTGTAGGATTAATACCTTTATCTAAAACAGCTCATCAATTACATCACGATGGTAAGTTATTTATTCCAGTAGATAAAGTATTAGGAAGATATAATGTATTCGTCGACTTATATAAACAATTTATGAATGCTGAGCAATTAGAGACTTTAGAGAGAATAGAACAGTATTCTGATGAATACTCTGATATTACCAGTACCCATGTACTGGACACTCGTCATATTTCTATATCTGTAAATGATGAGCGTTTTAAAGGCCCTAATTTCAATCAGTTACAGACTACTATGTCTAATAGAATCACTGATATAAAAAATAATGGATATATGCTTCCTGTTCTTGGTGAAGATAATTATAAAGATACTTTCGAAGATAGAAAAGTAGAAGCACCTGAAGAATTTAAAAAGATTATTACACCAATTCATTTCGTTGAAAAGTCCTCTGGAGAATAAACCCCAGAGGACTGTGATTTATTTTATAACAATTATTTTACCACCGATAATCTCTAATGTAAGATTCTTTCCTGTTTCTGTTATACCTTTAATCAGAATAGCTATAGAGTTAGATATAGTATTATTGAATCTTCTGGATACTAATTCATTATACTTATCTTCATCCTTGGTAAGAAGTCTCATCTCCATCTTCTTGTTACAATCCTGATCAGCAACTATATAGTTGTATAACTTATGATTATTATTGAATGATAATATATTTATATTACTATCCTTGTCAATAGACTCAAAGTAAGTAATCTTAATTTTATCATTATAAAATTCCAATTCTTGGTCAAGATTAATAATAAATGGAATTCTAGAAGAAGTTACATCTTTAGTACCCTTCTTTATTTTGGTGATAGGTCTAGATTCATCTTTCCAATCTACGGTAACAGCATATTTATTACCGCCATTGAAAGATACAGTTACCTTACCTCTAAGACCTTTTTCATATATAATTTCGTGATCCATTTTTAGATCCTCCTTTCTATTATTACGAAGTTCACGAGAATTTGAATACTATCAGACTGGTATATATTGTAGTAACTTATTACACTTATTACACTAGTATAATCTATAATTAACTTAATTATTTTTCGAGGGTAAAAATATGATTAAAATAGAAAATGAAGAGATTAAAAATTATACCAGTAAACTTAAAAGAATAAGGATTGCTAATGGAATGACTCAAAGAGAATTATCAGAACTTTCAGGTATAAATATAAAATCCATAGCAGCCTATGAACAAGATCCTGTAAAGATTAATAAAGCTAGTGTAGAATCTGTATACAGTATAGCAGATTGTCTTAATTGTGATATAAAAGATATCGTAGAATCTGAATTATTTAATAGAGCGTAATAAATACTTGGGGATCGCACCCTGCCAAAAGTGAAACCAAACACTATAAAATACGGGGTGGTGCGACGTGCTATCTACAGGGAGAAGGACAGAGGGTAGCTTTATTTGTATAAAATATAGAACCGTAGTAGTATTATACTACTACGGTTTTTATGTGTTTCACATTTGAATAATTATTTAAAGGAGGTACTCAAAATGTCTGATGTTGATAAAGATTTGCCTGGATTTTTAAAGTATAAAGATGGTACCGCTTACTATAATGGAGATGGTGAGCTTATATATTATATCCCTGAAGAATATTTTACTGATACTAAGAATCCTATAGCCATGGTAGTTGGTCAGTTTATTTCTACCTTTGGTATATTCGACTGGGCTCTTGTATCTGCTAATGGAAAGATATCAGAATCTAAACCTTTTAGATATCCTACAATTATTATGTGTAAACCTAGTTATACAGAGAAACAGAAAGGTGTTTCATTGAATGGAACTAGACATAGAGATTATAGAGTTCTTCATTTCAAGAATGGTGATGAAGCTATAAGCAATGTAAATACTCCTGAGATTATTGATAATGTGTTAGCTATGCTTAAGATGAGTATAGTTAATGGTAATAAATTACCGTCAACTATTCCGTACGATAAATTACATGAATATTTTCCTGAGAATATGGCTCTCAATGGATCTTCATATAATTTGAATATGCAGTTATTTGGTATAATGGTTTCAGAATCTTGTAGAGATCCTCAAGATTTAACAAAACCTTTTAGATTAAGTAAATCTAAAGATATGATTGGTTATGCTCAGGTATCTATAAAACAATTACCTAACTATGCTAACCCTTATGTATCTCTTACATCAGAGAATTTCGACGAATCTTTAATGGCATCTATACTATTATCAGATACTCCAGAAGAAGATCTTCCTACTACACCACTCGAAAAAGTATTCATGGCTTAATATATACCCTAGTGGACACTATGTTCACTAGGGTTATCTCCTTTAAAAATGAACATAAGAATAAATATTGGACTCATGGTTTTGTTTTCATATTGGACGTGTGAAAACACAAAATTTATATAAGGAGGAAAATGATATGCCGAGTACGACAGTGAAATGGCATGACCAAAGTGCTATAAGAACAAGCGTACCTGAAGTAGTGGATAATTCTCCGCTGTTTCTGGCTTTCTCATCTTTCGATCGTGGACCGGAAGATCTGAGAGTGGTTAAAGGAAATGATTTCTTTAGCCTGTATGGTAATAAAATGCGCTTCGATCGCCATGGTCAGCCTGCAATCCAGGCTGCCAATATGATTAACGGCGGAGCTAAGTTGCTGGTTAAGCGACTTGTAGCAGACGATGCTCTGTTAGCTAACGCTATTGTTACTGGTACAGTTTCACATAAGATATCCGTTACTAAGGCTGAAGAGGGTGATCTTAACGCTAAGACCGTTGATCAGATCCTTGGAGTCGACGAAGAACGTACATATACAGAACAGCTGAACATTACAAGTACAGTTGGTGTTGAGGACGACACTACTACTCTTTCCATCACACCTGAAAAGGCTGAAGGAAACAAGTATGTATATAAAGTATCTAAGTCTAACCTGGCATTGGTAGTTGATACTGATGTATCTGGAGACGAGTGGACTGAATGGGATGGTGCTTCTGATATCGCAGCTGAAGACGGTACCAGTCTGTTTATCGTAGAATGTGATGCTAACTATGCTGCAAAGAAAGCTGGAAAAATTGAGGTTACTTCCAAGATTCCTCATCCGAATCACGTATCTACTGAACCTACCAATGGACTTCCTGCACTGTATATCACAAGTACTGATCAGGGTTGTTCTGAAGGCTTTACTAAGCTGGTAGTTAGCCCGGCTAAGGGTGAAGGTAATGTATACAAGTACATTGAGAATATCCACTTCCTGGATAAGAACCTGACCTTTGAAGAGGGTGATCTGTCTGATTGGACAAGCTGGAATGGTGAAGACCAGATCTATATCAATGATGAAACTGTGATTACTCTGATTGAGTTCTCCAGAACTGAAATTCCTGATCCGGAAGATCCGGAAGCTGATCCTACAGTTCTGTATTCCGCTATCAAGGGCGCAGCTGTTGTTACCTGCTCTAAGTTACCGGATGACACTCGTGAGAGTACGTCTCCTGATATCGTAGTTCCTAACCAGGATCTGTATATCGTAACTGCAGATACAGCTACCTTTAAGTGGGACGTTAATTTCGTTACCAATTGCAAGACTAAGGACGAAGTTGAAGTAGTTGCTGCTGAAACTTATACTGACAATGATCCGGAAATCTCTGGAGAGGAAGGTTCTGATGATGCAGTTATTACTGAGTCCAAGACATTCCCGGTATTCTACGCTGTAGATAACGGTCGTGGTGATTCTCAGAAGAGATTCAGATTCCTGTTGGATTCTGCTACTTCTAAGGACCTTGCAAATAGCTACTATAACGTACTGTGCTACAATGGATCTGCACTGATTGAGAATGCTTATGCAGCTCTGAATCCTTCTGTAATCTTTGGCGGCAATCGTTATGGTTTGAATTCTGATACATCTGTTCAGATCGTCTATGATACCATTGATGGTGCTTATGATGATATGATCAATTATATCGCTAAGCTTACTGGAGCTGAACCTAGCGCAGTTAAGTCTTGGGATCTGACTCGTTGCTTAAACAACAGAGGTTCTGAGATTGCTGGATTCTCTCTGGATGCTGATTCTGTAGATATTACAGCAGATGCTGGTATCCCTATGGAAGGTGGTTCTAATGGTGCATTTGGTGATGCTCCGTTCGGTACTGCTGAATGGTCTGTTCAGGCTATTCGTTTATTGAATGGCTCATTCGATAATATCATCTATGATGTAGATGTATATCGTCTGACTGCAGCATTTGATGCTAACTATCCTCATGATGTAAAGGATGCTTTGGCAGATCTTGTAAACTTCAGAGAAGATTTCTTCTACTTCCGTGATTACGGTGTTGGTGTTGATAGTTATACATCTATCGTTGAGTACTACAATTCATTTACTCCGGAGCGTTACTCTAGATATATTGCTGACTATTACACCACATACCAGATCTATGATCCGGAAACTCGTGTACGTGAAAGAGTAACCATGATGTATGACTTCGCTCGTGTTGCTACTCAGAGATTAGCTTATGCTGCTCACCTGCCTCTGGCTGGTTATGCAAACATGATGATCATGGAGAATGCAATCAACGGTACTATCAACTTCACTCCGAGACGTTTACCTTCTGTTGATCAGAAGCAGCTGTTGAAGGATATGAGATTGAACTATGCTATCTTCGAAGATGGTAACTGTGTTGTTCAGGCTCTGTTTACTTCACAGAAAGATTACACTCAGTTGTCTTATGCTAACAACGTTATCGCTATTCAGGAGACAGTACGTACAGTACGTATCACCTGCCCGAAGAATCGCTTTACGTTTGCTTCTGGCTCTGACTTCACGAGTTATGCTAATTCCGTTAACGCTGTATTGCAGCAGTTCCGTGCTAACTTCAGAACTCTTAAGTTTGCGTATGAGCAGGATGAGATCAAGGCAGCTCAGAAGCTGTTCTATGCTACCATCGTTTACTCATTCAATAACTGGGTTGAGGATGAGCACTTTGATCTGTTTGCAGTAAATGCAGATGAAGAAGAGTAAGAAAGGAGGTTAAAGGACTACTATGATTGCGACTAATTACAAGAATACATCAATCGCTAAAGTAAGTGGAGATAACGGCACTCTCGTTAATGCTGGTATTCTCAATAACTATACCGTTAGACCTAAGAATCTTACTCAGTATACTGCGTTAAGAGGAGTTGTTGACTTTTCTCAGATTGGTCAGTTCGATCAGTTTGAAACAGGTTACAGCTTTCTGTCTGTAATTAAGATGCCTCGTTTTATTGAAGTACTTGCTCAGTATGATGATGGTGTTGCTCAGATGGCTAACTCTTTCCAGCATATGTTGGAGTATGAGTTCCGTGGAATGACTGGTCTTCCGAATATTACCTCTAACACATTCACGATTACTGATGGTTCTAACGAACAGCAGATGATCAACGATGTTGTTATGGAAACCTCTGTAGAACTTACCAGCAACTATTTCGAAAGAAGTGGTTCCCTGATCACTAAGTTTGCAGAGTACTATCTGACAGGTATCAAAGATCCTAAGTCTAAAGCTAAGACTTATCATGGTTTGATTAAGCATGGCTTGCTGGCTCCATCTCTGGAGAATGAAGTGTTTACGTTCATGTACTACGTAACGGACAACACCTATCTGCGTCTTGAGAAGGCTTATCTGTTAGCAAACGTACAGCTGACTCAGGCTGAAACATCTATGTACGATTCTGAAAAAGGCCAGATCCAGAACAAGGAAATTGGTATCAACTTCCGTTGCTTCCCGATCACTGGTACACAGGTTGATAAGGCTGCTAAGGCTATGCTTGAGGATATCACTGGTGATCATGTTACTGTTGTTGACTCTGTTGGTAACGTTGACTACACTGTATTCGCTACAGAAAACGTTGCTGCTCTTGACAGTGCAGATTACAACTATGGTATTCTTAATAAGGATGCCGTTATGTCACATGGTGCTAATCAGGTTCTGTCTAATGCTATCAATGTTACTGACAGTGAATATCCTCAGAGAATTAAAGAATCTAATGCTCAGGGATCATCATCATATGACACCACTTACAATAACTTTGTAAGACAGTAATATTAATCTAACTGCCAGGTGCTGAGATTCAGCACCTGGTATTTTAACCTTTTAGTAAGGAGGTGAGTCCGTTGGATAATGACATGGAAATTTTAAGGACGAATTTATTTTGTCTGATGGGTAAACCAAGTTCTGGCCGCGCCAGCATAGTAAAAAGTGTACTTTCAGATGAAGAGTTCGTTCAAAAATACAAAATTCATAGATTTACCTGTGGAACTACGAGACCAATAACACCTGATGATGTTATTGGTGAGACTTATTTCTTTTTTACTGAGAAAGAGTATAGGGCTTTAGATCCTTCTTCTATTATAGAAGCTAGATCTTATGATTTAATCACTAATAATCAGACTTCATATTGTTTCACTCTCAAGGATCATATTAAATTCAATACTAATTATGTAGGAAAAGTTTCGTTATATCAATATGAAGAACTTAAGAAATGGGCTGAAATAACTGAATTAAAGAATCCGTATGTACAGATATCATTATATCCTATACTTATAAAGTGTAATGCGTTTGAACGACTTAATAGACTTGAGAATAAAGCCTCTACAGAAGATGAATTATATGATAAGTGTGCAAGATTCATAACTGAGAGATTTGAATATAATACCGTTGTTTCTAGAAATCCTGAGATTAAAGATGATAATAGTTTTTCTACTCTTATACTTGATAATAGTAAACATGATTTCAATAGAATACAATGGCTGGCAAAAGATGTAAGACAATTTATATCTGTTCATCTGATTATGCAGCAAGGGACTTAATAAAAGTCCCTTGTATTTTAAATGGGTCAACATCAAATTAATATTAACAAGGAGGATATGTTCTTATGGCTAGAGATGAAAGCGTTGCTCGCTCTTTAGTTAGAGTGAGAAAACGGTTAGATAACCTTGATACAAGAGTTAATAATGCTTATCAGCATACTTACGTAGCAAGAACTGATAATAAGAATGATCTGGAAAGTATATCTGGCCAGATAGATGATAGTTTGAATAATATTCTTACTAAAGTCAATGGACAGGAAATTTCCGATATATCTAATTTATATCTTAGACTAAAGAATAAAGATAAGACCAGTACAAATAGTATACAGAATCAGGTTTATAATAGTATAGAGGAGATGTTTGATTCTTCTCAGCAGATTATGGATACTATTAGTCTTGATGCTATTAGAAAATCAATTCAGGCCCATGACTATCAGATTGATTTGATTTGTAAGTACATGACTAAACTTGAAGATGCTTTAGATATAAAGAAAGATAGTGTGTTATCTTCTGATAACTTTACCAAAGATTTCTTGAATGTAGTATCTGATAAATCTTCAAAAATATTTATTGATACATTTAATGATAGAGCAAATATCATTAAAGATAAATATGATGTACAAGATCTGTTCGAAGAGATGTATTATAAGACATCTAAGTATGGAGAATATTTCTTGTATCAGGTTCCTTATCATAGAGCATTCAAAAGATTGCTGGAAAGAAAACGTCGATTTGGCCAGGGTGTACATTATGAGAGTGGATCAGTTTTATTTGAATCTACAGCAGATAGTTTAAAAGATGCTGGTATAACAAATGAAACCATGATCAAAGAGATGGTTGGAAATGATATGCAGGTACGAGTTATATTTGATGATACTGGTATCGTTCCTGAGCCTATTCAGTTTCTCAAGGAAGCTTATGAAACCAGAAGTAAGATAGTTTCATTATCTGAGTCTTGGACTAAAGAAGATAGAGAGTTATTAAAAGAAACAGATACTGTTAATGAAGCTTTATCTTATGATGATGGTTCAAATGGTATGGGTACTCTTGATGGTACTTTTACAACTGGTGCAATGAATGCTAAGATAAAAGAAGATATCCCTGGAACTGTTATGTATGAGATTCCTCGTGCTAACTGCATTCCTATTTATATGAATGAGACTCCTGTTGGATATATCTATATCAAAGTAGCTAATAACTATGTAGATACTATGGTTCTTAATGGTAATACATATAACAGCTTAACTACAAATCTTAATGTTATGGCTGATGAGTTCGATAGACAGAATGATTTATTAGTATCTCATATAGCTGCTATGATGGCTGAGAAGATTGATGCTAAGTTTATAAATTCCAACCTTGATCTTAAGGAACAAATTTATGCTGTATTAAGATACAATGATTACTTCTGTTCTACTCATGGAACAAATATGATCACTGTAGCTTTCTTACCTGTAGAAGATGTGCATCATTTCTACTTCCAGTTGGATAAGAGAACTCATCGTGGTATTTCAGATCTTGATAAAGCTATCATTCCTGCAATGATCTACTGCTTGCTGTATTTGAATACTACTATTGGCCAAATTGGTCGTTCTCAGGATAAGAGAGTATACTATGTAAAGCAGAATGTTGAACAGAATGTTGCTCGTACTCTTCTCAATGTAATCAATCAGCTCAAGAAGGGTAATATGGGTATGAGACAGTTGGAGAATATGAATACTATATTTAACGTTATCGGTAGATATAATGATCATATTATTCCTGAATCACAGTCTGGTGATCCTCCTATCCGTATGGAAGTTATGCAAGGTCAGCAGATAGAAACTCCTACTGAACTTATGGAGAAGATGGAGGACATGGCTGTATCATCTACAGATGTACCTTTGGAATTTATCAACTCTGTAAACTCTGTAGACTATGCTGCAAGATTTACTATGTCTAACTCCAAGTTCTTACGTAAGATTTACAAGAGACAGAGAATATGTCAGAGACATTTCACTATCATTTTCAGAAAGTTATATAACTGGGAATATGGTGAGAATGATTGTACGATGAAGATTGTTCTTCCTACACCTGCATTCTTGGCTTTGACTAACTCTCAGCAGCTTCTTGATAATACTAAGAACTATGCTTCTACTATTTGTGAAATAGTTTTAGCATCTGAAGAAGATGAAAAGGTTAAACAAGAGTTTATGAATCTTTATCTTCGTAATCAGCTTGGTACTTATATTGATTTTGAACAAATTGATGATATGGTTGTACAGGCTAAGATGAATGTAGAGATGGATAAGAATAACTCTATGAACACTGGAGATACCGATGAATACTAAGTAAATTCACCAGAGTGGTAATTTATACCACTCTGGGGTTTTTAACAATATAATAAATAATTAATCTAACTATGATTGGGATAATATTTTGAACAGGTACTCGTATTTGTATCAGAATAGAGTATGCCTTACTATTAACACACATTAATAGAAAGGAGGACTGTTACTATGGATGTAATCTCTAAGATACTATCCGAAATGGGCCTCGGACATTGGGCGTTAGTTGTCCTGGTGCTTGGAATCTTTATAGATGTCACACCAGCTATTAAGTTTAACCCTATCAAAGCAATACTTAGTTGGTTTGGTAGCTATCTTAATAAGTCTATTCAAAATGAGATTAACGGTTTTAAAGATGAAGTTAACGTTTCTCTCGATGAATTCAAAACTGAGGTTAATAACAGATTTGATGCTGTTCAACGTGAGCAGAATGCTCAACGTGAAACATTGAATAAGATTATTAAGGATACTGAATCAAGAGAAGTTAGTCGTTTGAAATGGGAGATAATAGAGTTTGAGACATCAATTCGTAATGAACAAAAACATAATCGAGAACAGTACAGACATGTTCTTGATTCTGCCGAAAAATTTCAGAGGATCGCTGCTTCAGAAGATAGTTATGTTTCGATCCCTCAAGTCGACTTAATTGCCGTTAAGGAGTCTTCCGCTGTTATTCAGGCACATTACGATAAATATAGAAATACACAGGATTTGTATTTCTAGGGAAGTCCTAGGACTTCCCTAGTTTACATCGCATTATTAAAATTGTATTTGAATGAGAACAAAAAAGTAAGGTAATAAAACACCAAATAATTTTAACAATAGGAGGAATTTAAAAATGACATTTACGTTGACTGATCTCACAACAATGACCAGAAAGTGCTGCTCTCGTCCTGAAGGCGCAACTTCAACTACATCTCGTTATCAGTTTGAGATGGATTTTGTTAAGCTGGAAAATATGCTTAAGCAGAAGAAGACTAATCTTCATGTTATTGGTCTGGACAAAGTTGTCCTGTCCCGTCCTATCGATGTTGTGAAAGATGCACAGTTCATCTCCGAGTACATCAAGAATAAGAGTATCTTGGAGGCATCTTTAGCAGAAGGAGCTGAAATGATTCAGTTCATGCTTTTCTCTACTGAGAATGAGAAAGGCACAATGAGACCGAAGTACATTGATGATGAAGGTAATGCAGTTGATATCTCTGATAAAGAACTGTTTACTATGTGTAATGAGCCGGACCAGATCAATGAGAATCTGATCAGGTGTATCGTTACAGAGCATCCGGTTTACAGAATTATCGTTGTACGTCTGTTCAATGAGAAGAACGATCGTTATGATTACAACGTTAATATCCGTTCTAATTACCCGATGATCAGCTATATGAAGAGTCCTGCAGCTAATGGTGAAGCTGTAGAAGCTGAGCAGAATGAAGAGGCTGCGGAAGAAGTAGATGAAACTACTGAAGCTCCTGCAGAAGAGAACACTGAACCGGTTGAAACTACGGAAGGCTAATTATCCGCCTTTAAAAAGGCTATTTGTGTATCCCCAACAAGACTAGAGTAGGTCAATTATTGACCTACTCTAGTTACTTATCCTGATACTATTCTTTTCGTATCTATTCGTATAATTTTTGCATCTTCATATTCACCGTCAACATTTACTTTAGCAACTAATTTATATCTATTAGTGTCTATAATATAAGCATCAGAATGTGAATCTACATATTTCCAAAAGTCTGCATATACTTTATTCATAGCATTTATTCCATTTACAAAGAACCAATATTTTATTTCTGCTCCAGTATAAATACGTTTATTGTTTACTAAAGTTGTTTCTTTATAAATACTATCAGTGTCTTGCTTTAATATAAAATCTCTATATACATCTAAACCAGTACAATACATACCATAACATCCGTCTTCCCATTTTACATAGACGTAGTCTGGATCTCCATTTTCTCCTCGTTCTACAGATATTACTTTAAAATATTTTCCATAAAATGAAATATAATAATACTCACCTTCTATAAATTTTGTATCTGTAGCATTAACTGAGTAAGGAATAAAATGTTTTTTCTTGATAATATTATCATGAAGATTGTTTGCTTTCTTTTCATCTACCACTATTTCATATGATAAATACAGCATCCTATACCTCCTTAGAAACATATGGTTTCTCAGATGTAGTAACCCCTAATTCGTTTCTTTCTATACATACAAATTTTATTGAATAGAATGATTCAATAGAAAAGTCAGGATAATAAAACAAATTCTTATAAATAGAATTCATAGTTTCTCTAGCTTCTTCAACTGTAGGAAATTTCATGGCTCCACTTATAAAAGGAGACCAGGAAATAGGATATATACTCTGAAGATATTGTTTTTCATTTGAAATTTTTGAGGATATATATACGTTCATACTTATATCTCCTTTCATATTAGAAATTTATTAATAAGTTCTTTCGAGTAAAAATATATTAGTATCAAATATACAAATATATTTACCATTACAATAGTATTAAACTTGAAAATTAAGTACTATTTTATTAACACTAAAGTAAAAGATATTAATTGTTTGGTCGGCAACTAATATCTTTCTTCCTTAAAGATTAAATTGCACGCAGTCTCACACAATAAATCCAGTGTAGGATTGTCCTACACTGGATTTATCATTTCTTTAATATATCTTCATGGATGAATTCTAAAAGTTTCTTACACAGATTATCATATGCAGGTGGATATATCCTAATAGCTTTAGTTGTTCTCTTTTCACCTTCATGTAGTATTTTATTACATTCTTCAAAGAATACATAGTTTGTAACTATATTCTTTTTGCCATCAATAATATATCCACAATCTATTTTATTACGCAGCATAAATACATCTTCTTTTTCACGAAGATAATTTATATGCATACTTAAATCTTCTATATATAATGAATTACTTTTAAATTTGTTTATTGTCTTTTGATCAACACCTTTTAAAGAACAGTAACAAACAAGATTTATACTATCAGCAGCTTTAACTATTATAAGAATCTTATCACCTAAGTATGTAATACCTGTTATGTCATTTTTAGTGATCTCTTTACAGAATGATAAACTATGAGATATATCTATATCACCTAATCTTATTATAGATGCAGCTGATATAGAGGTTAGTTTTTGTTTAGATAACAATAAAGATCTCATATACTCCATCAATATGTAATGCTTAGGTTCCATAAATATTCTGAAATATATCCCATTATTAGATCTAGCATAAAAACAAAAATAATTTCCTGACTTATAAAACATAGATGTCATAGTAAGAGGACACACATCTGTTATAAAGATCTGTTTCATGGATATATTGTCTTTTGTTGATAATTTAAAAGCTTTATCGTTTTTGAATTTTATAGAAAATGATTCATTAATGGATGCTACACCCCAGATATAATCATTTTCATCATTTAATAAAAATGAATATTTAAGGGTTAATATATCTGAATCTACATTTACCCCATCAAATACAACGCCTAAAGCATATAAATCTTTTACTTTCTTAAGATCTATATTATCATCAGGATATGTTTTATCAGGACAGTAAATCTGACCAAATGATTCTATATTATCACTAGTATATGAGTTATCATCTTCAATACATAGTAATTTCTTTAAGAAACCCATAATAACCTCCTAGTTAGAGAATATATATTTTATCGGATTTAATAATGCTGAATCATCAGGACTATCTTTAGTTAATAAGATATCACGTTTACCTGCAGGTTGCAATCTATTGATAGCAAGTTTATATGTGAGTGCACCAATTTCGTCTAACACAGGCATCATCATCATCTTAGATAAATCACACATAAAGTTATCTTTATATAATTCATTAAATGCTGCAACCTTCATTTCGTTAATATTAGTCATTATATTCTCTGTAGGAGTTATAACAGGTATAGCTACACCTATACGTTTAACAGTTTCGTACTGGAGTCCATAGAATGCTAAGAATCTCTGTCCAGATTCATCTATCTTATCTGCACCAAGATACTTAACGTCTTCTATTTCTATTACTCTATAATTATCATAAGATATATCTTTATCAATTCCTAAAGGAATAGGTCTTCTAAAGATTACATCATTTATTATGGTTGTAAGTTTAAAGAAATCAGCATAAGAAATATGAGCTTCCTTTACAGTAGACTTATCGGCAAGGTTAATATTTATCAATTTAATTGTAGCTTTGTTGTTTTTGAAATCATAATATATAGGTTTAGCATCTGTATAAAAACTATTAGTATGACTAAACTCTTTAAATAGCCTTTTGATCTTCTCTTTAAACATATCATTCATCTTATCCATATTAAGCTGCTCATGTAATGGATGATTGAAGTAAGCTATATCATCATCAGGTCTATTCAATAAAAAAGAATGCTTAATTATATACGGTTCTTTATCTTCATCCAAGAATAAAAAATAAAGATTAGATATATAATTTTCTTCTTTGCCAGGTTCTTTTCTTACTTCAAATCCAATGACAGACATGTCATTGAGATTTAATGGCGCTGTTGAAATAAGATGTAAGGCTCCCACGTTGCAGCTAATCGATTTTGCCATAAATGAATATCCTCCCATTCTAATTTATAATAATCCTTTTCAGGTAAGACATAGAAGTTAGCCTCATCTTCAAGGATAAATCTTACATTATTATCTTGATCATATTCCATTACAACAATATGATATTTATCACAGCGTAATATATAACCAGCATTTACATATCTCATAGGTTTATCAATCTCACTATGCCTATGCTCGTTCCAATAAGAGTTATATGATCTAAGAATTATATCAGGCCATAAATCTCTGTCAGGATGCTGGATCTTATTACGTTCTATCACGTACTCATAATTCAGAGTGGCTCTAGCAAGACCTCTGTCTTCTATAGTACCAACTCTTTCGGATTCATATTCAGATATTACAGGATATAATAACTTAGTTTTATCCTGCTGACCATAAGTATATATCTTTTCTTTAGTATAAATCTGCTCATTAAATTCTTCTTTGGTCAATTCTCCACTATAGAGAAATACTATATCATCAAAAAATAACTTTTCATACCAAAGATGAGATATCATATCTTTTACAGTAGCTACGACTATCTTATTTTTATAGTCTATCATAACTACTCTGCCATTCTCATTATCTGCATCCCATCTAAGAATACAAAAAACAGGCTCCTGATTTTCATAAATATTATTACGTTCCCTGATGATACCAGTTCCATCAGATTCATCTTTGAATCTGATGGATATATTCTTTCCAATATAATAAGGATTCTGGTCAGGATATGTGGTGGAAGTTAAACCTCTGTTATTTCTTCCACCATCAGGTCTGTTTATTCTAAAATAATTAGGCATAATACACTACTCCTTTCTTTTTAGGCATCATATCTATGAAGGAGAAATATATATCGATATCCTTTTTCATTTTCTTCTTAGTGATATGAAAGTTGGATATGTATCTTCCAGGACCATTATATACTTTTAAAGTACAATTATCTGTTTTAGAAAGATTAAACATACCTTTCGTAAGATACATAAAAGTATTACCTCCATCCACAGGAATGAAATACCTAAAAGCCCCGTCTGCTGATTTAGCATTTAATATGTTCTGGAAATTCTCATCTTCCATTATATCAGGGTTATCATAAACTAAGGAGTATTTAGAGCACATGCAGTAATTTCTATCCATTATCATATTATTTATTCCATCAGTAGCATATCTATATAAAGGATTGAACGGAGTTCTTATATCCTCTATAAAGTAATAGCTAAGATCAAATGGAACAATATCTGATACATCGGTGACATATAATATGCCACCGTTTACCATCAGATAGAGCACACCTGCATTTATAGCTCCAATATTAAAATTCTTGCCTTTTGCTATTGTTTTTACCAATGTCTCTAATACAACTGAGTTAGGCTCATCGAAGAACATTGTTTGTCTCCTTTCTTGGATTGACAAAATATATGGGTTTTATATCATTAATGAACCTTATAGGCTCAATAACTTTTGTATCAGTTAATCTTACAGGAGTTATCATTGCTCTATTATTCTGATAATCATAATAGTAAGTATTCTGATATTCTCCAACGCCCAAATACAGATTCTGTCTATATTCTTTAATATCTTCAAGTAGTTCCATAAAACTTGCAAAATGGAACCATCTGTGGCAAAATTCAATGATATTATCTGTTACCATATTCTCAACAAATTCACCACCTCGTTGATACTTAGGATTGTTATATGCATTCTCATTCTCGTATATAGGTTCATCTATAACGATACGTCCAACCTGAGTATTAGGTGCTATATTATTCTCAAGATCTATAGACGGATACAAAGACTTATAATCATAGTCTTGTAATGTCTCACAAACCATAATAGGAACACCGTTAATCTTCATCTTAGCATAATCATTAGTATGTAACGGATCACCTACTAATGCACCTGCAAACTTATCAGGTTCTTCATTCCACTTATTAATATTATTACCGATAATATATCCCATTGCATCGAATTCTTTAGTCATTCTATTAACGAGATATACTGTCTGTCTATGTCCTTTCTTATACGACGTATTATTTACAAGACATTTAGTATAGATATACTCAAGATCTTGTGTTTTCGTCTCTATACAATACTGCACGACAACGTCGAATATATTATATAACACAAATACTTTATATGCTAACCAAGGAAGCATACCAATATTTGTTGTTATATGAGAATAGTTTAACTTATGTACCTTAGCAGTTTTAACACCAATATCATCCAACCTGAAAGATGTAAAACTACCTATCTTTGATTTGCGTCTAGATGCAAACTGTATCATCTGATCTAGCCATACAGTATGACCTGATATGAATGTATAGTCCCCTCGCTCTGCAAATAACGAAATATTTCTTTGGTCTATATAATGTTTCACTATCTTAAGAGGCCAAGACTGATCACAGAATATTGATTCAACTGTATATCCTAATTTTTCAACTCTTGCTCCCAAATAACATAAATCGAATCCACTACTATTCCATCCTTCTATAAAATCAGGAGAATAGTTATGAACTGTTCTGAAGAAATCTGCTATAAGTTCTATTTCATCATCATAAAATCTAAAATTGATATCAAATAAATCCATCTTAAATCTTATATACTGCTTAGATCCACCTATAGCATCTCTTATGAAATCCTCTATCTCTTTCCTATTCAGTTTACCTGTTGTTATATCATTCTCAAATTCTTCTATCTGAGGATTTCTATTATCTCTCAATAAGAATGATATTATTGTTTTGGTTCTCTCATCCATAAAAGCTATAGCATTTACTGCACATTCACCCATCTGAACAAAAGATCCACTCATCCATCTCGTATCTACTTCGATATCGAAGAATGCCTTATTCAGTTTAGGAATTGTATTTGTATACATCTGGCTAAACTGGAATCTATAGTAATCTTCTATAGATAAATCTGATCTAAATACTTCATGGATTGTATGAAGTTTTTTGTTTTCAGATCTATTACCTTCTTTTATATTATTATAGAACCAATCAAGATTTGTCTCAAATTTATTTAAGACATCAAGATTAGTATGTTCTATAAGATTCTGAGGGCAAGATTCTGCTATAGTTTTCTCTAACTCTGTAAATTTACAAGTAATAGGTTCTACATCTTCTTTAGGTATAAAGAACTCATTACTATCAAGTATAGCATTATCTTTAGTTCTATAGAAAGTATATTCAGGGCATTCTATGATATGATGTTTCTTTTCACCTGTTACATTGTCTTTATATACAATAATAAGATTATCATTATCATATTTACCTGTATCCTGATTCTTCTTTGGATACTGATAAAAGCATTCAATTAGAGTTATATCCGATCCTGCCGGATACCCTGGAATTAATTCACCTTTCATAATTAAATCCCCTTTCAATAGATTCAGTATTATAATATATCATTCTGTACAAATTTGATTATAGATTATCATGATGTGAAGGAGGAGATAGAATATTAAACCTAACACATTAGAATAATTTACACAAAAGGAGGTAAATATAATGTCTACACCGTTTGAATTTATGAACAATCCAGTGGTACCAGGACAACAAAATATTGGTTATATACCACCGCAACAACAAATGATACCTCAGCCTGCTACGTATCCGGCTTATTCTATACCTAATACTCCGCCGCCTGAAGCACCTATAGTAACAGGCCATAGCTTTGGATTTACTGTTGTTCCTGATGATCCACCAGCACCTGGTTTTGAAAACATGACTCTTCCTGCTGTACAGGAACCTGCAGCTACTCCTGCACCAAAAAGAAAACGTACAAAAGAGAAGATCATTAAACCTTCAGATGCTAATAATCAGATCGAAGATATGTCTGCTATGTACACATATGCTCAGACTACAATGATGCTTCATGAAACTGTAGATCAGTTAAACATGCTTGCTGGTGAAGTTAAGTCTGAGTTGGATAATGTAAGACTTAGTAGAACATACAGAAATAAGCATAATACTATGGTTGGTTTAACAACTGCTCTTGGTAAGATATTAGAGACAAAAGTATCTGCTATCAGCCAAATTAATAACTCTATATCTAAAGCTAATGAACTTGACTACAAGAGAGAGAAAGACCGCAGAACAGCTGAAGCTAATGTTGCTATGGATGATAAGCATCTTATGGATCTTTATACAAGCTTTGTTGCTAATCCTATGGGCAATGAAAACATGTCTAATGCTTTAGGTCCTAATATTATGCAGACTACTGTAGCTGGTTCTAATATTATTAGAGCTAATGCTCCTGGCGATATGAATAATAACCTTCCTGCTAATGTAGATGTAGGTTATTTGAATTATATCAATAATATGACTCCTGAACAGAATGCTATGCTTTATGAATCTAATCCTAATGTACAGAACTGTGTTGTATATGATATGGCTACAGGAACGAAGACATTCCAAATGATAGATGTATCTACTGGTATGCCTGTTCCTAACTTACAAGCATTAGATAACAGATTCATGGAAGATACATATATTGATATGAAAACAAAGACTGCAAGTAATAGTAATCTTCATCAGACATATCCTGTTATCGTTATTAACGAAACTGCTTCTCAATACTAAAAAACGACTGCTGAGGATTATCCTCAGCAGTCTTTATCTTAGATATAGAATTGTCCATCCATGATAGTAGAAGTTTTCTTCTTAGTCTTCTTACCAGGTTTAACCTTGGGAGCTCTGGTCTTAACAAGCATCTTCTCTTTTCTGGATAAAGTTTCGATCATCCTGTTGTTCTCTTCGATCTTATCCATGATCTCCTGAGTATCAGCATCACCAAGAGTTGTATTTTCAAGTTTCTCTTTAAGTTTTCTGTTGTCTTCTCTGTATTTAGCTGCGGAAGCCATAGCACTTCCCTCCTTTCTATTGATTATATGAATGTTTTAAGTGAAGAAATTCTTTACTTTTTTACTATCATCACTGGATTTACTATTTACATCTTTTATATTAGTTCCATAAGGTTTCGTTTTAATATATTGTATCATATTTTGAGCTGCTGTATACATATCAGTATTCATTATATAATAGAAGAATTCCATAAATTTATTTATATCATAATCTACATATGTATCTTCATTGTTTATATACATACGAACACCTTCTTTAACAGATTCATCTATATAAGTATATACAATAGGAATAAATCTTATATAAGCATACTCAGACAAAGGTATTTCTGCAGGTGTATATTTACCCTTTAATATAATACCATTATTATTATCAACCTTAAATATTCTTGTAGGTCCAGCAAACCAAGGTAATACCATATCCTTTAATACTATCTGCATCATATACATATCAGCTGGTCTTATAGATATAAATAATCCTTGTTTATTTGTTATAGTGAAAGCACAGTCTATAGATCTCTTTATACTTATCATATTTTGACCCATACCTTCATTATAATATACAAATTCAGCATGATTATAAGTTATTCTATCATCTTTAGTTTTTCTTACCATATTTACTGTAAAATTCAATGTAGTATATTTATCAAAATACATTAGTATGTCTGTTATTCTTCCATACTCAAGAAACGATATTGGATTTACCATATTTTAATCCTCCAGTATACTTAAGTTACCAATTATTTACACATCTATAGTTTATAATCACCTGTGGATTTCAATAAACGAAAACATCAATATAATTATTAAAAGGAGGTATATCGCAATGGCAGATATTATTACCAATGCAATAAAGTTTGGAACTATTGTAATGGATCCCAAGTATGTGAAAACTTTAGAAGAAATAGAGCATATGGGCGAAGCTACAGGATATCCTGATATATTCCCTATGTGGTGTACAACGAATAATACTATCTATATTATGTGTAAGACAGATGATGGTAATTACATAGCTACACTGGAAAGTATGGTTGCAACTACAGATAAAGCTGTATGGTATCCGATAGTAAATCCTGCAACTAATCTTATTTCTTGGGAAGCTAGAATCTTATCAACAGATGCTCCTCAGGCTGTAACTCTTTCTGGATTTAATGGTAAGTCCGCTTACCAGATTTGGCTTGATCAAGGTAATACAGGTACAGAACAGGATTTCTTAAATAGTCTTGTTCCTGATCTTAACTACCTTACACCGACTCAGATCAGTAACCTTAAGTATCAGTTAGGTATCAATGACATAGAGGCTGCTTTGGATTCTATTAATAATAACTTTAGAGATCTCATTGGATAATAGGAGGTGTTAATATGTCTTCTGTTGTAGATGGATTAAATATACTTAATAATTACATAACCGATCTTAAGCAAATTAAGAGAGACTATGTAACAGCTTTAAGGAATCATGGATCAACTATAGCTAATGATCCACCTTTTATGGATATAGCTGATGAGATCTATAATATAGGTCTCAGTACAAGAAAACGTTTCATATTTGCAGAATTTTTCGATTTCCCAGACGATACAGGCGTAAACGGAATTGTGTACAAATCTGAATATATGAAGGTTGTAACTGCAGCTATTTTCAATGCTCTAGAAGCACGTGGTAAGACTGTAGACAGTACTAGAGCAAGTTTAAGGGGTATGGTTGAGTATGTAAGAGGTGATTTTGATAATTTCAGAAAAGAACCTTTAACTGCTGAATTTGTACCTGTAAATATTGATACAATGGATATCAATGTAACTAGTTCTGAGCCTGTAAAGTATAAAATAAATAATGGTAATTGGATCAATCTTGAGAATACAAGAGTAGAGAATCTTAAAGATACAGATTATATTACCATGACAACTTCTACAGGTAATTATATCTATTTTGGCACAACCAAATTGGATGGTAAAGTTGTAGCTCCTACATTCAATACTGTTTCATATTATCCTGAATCTAGAACGTTGTATAAAACAAAACTTACATGTCCTAATGTACCTACTGGAACTGCTAAGTTATACTATTCTACAAAGAAGATGCAAGATAAGTATTACTATACTGAAAGAGCATCTTTATTTGGATATATTGAATTTGAATCTGGATCTGAGATTACTCTTAGTGAACGTGATAATGTATGCTACATCTTAGCTGTAGATAATGCAAATAGAGTAACAGGCACAAGTGTTGTATATAATCCTAAGATTGTTCTTGAAGCTGGAGTATTTACTCTTACATCAGAACCTGGTGTTGAATATAGAGCTACTCAGGTTATGCCTAATAACAGTCTTGATGAAGGTGACAAGTATCTGTATAAGGTTGGATATTATACTCCTTACTATGGTGAAGACCTTACAAACTTTGGAGCTACTCCTTGGAATGGCTCAGATATTATCTACGCTGATGATGGTGTTACTTTAGTTGTATATGAAACTGATTCAAATAATAGAGTTAGAAAATATGGTCATGTAGTTGTAAGATCATATACACCTAGCTTAAAACTTGTTAATGTTTCATCTGAAGCTACAGATGTGATATATGAGTCTAAGCTTGTTATATCCACACCATTGAGTAATCCTAATAATAGCTGGTACTATAATCCTGTGCGCGGTTCTTTACCTGAAGTGAAGTATGGTGATACAGTTCCAAATATTTATACTATATCTAATTCTCCTAATATTACTTTAGAAGGCATAGCTCCTGGAACTATATATCATTTTGTAGAAGCTACATCCGATAAATCTATCATTGGATCTGGTTTTGTAACTATCAAATCTAAGAATGCTTATCTTGAGCAGCTTGCTATTGTTCCTAGATGGGGATCAGCTAAAGGTACATTCAATATTGATGTTACACCTGCTAGACAAACCAGAAATACTTATATGATAGCTAAAGGTAATAGACCTTTACATTATGATGAGTATGTAGGAGACATCTTCACTGTATGGGATGGTATATCAGATATAGCTGGATATTCAGACGGTGAAATAATGACTC